TATATAAAATTAGTATATATAAAAAATTAGTATATATAAAATTAGTATATATAAAAAATTAGTATATATAAAATTAGTATATATAAAACATTCGTATATATAAAATTAGTATATATAAAATTAGTATATATAAAACATTCGTATATAAAATTAGTATATATAAAAAATTAGTATATATACATCAATAATTTGTTTGTTAAATAATATTAAATAATATAGTACAAAAAATATAATAAAAAATAATGCTAAAAATTAATGCAAATAAAATTCGAGCAAAAACCGTAACAGGTGTATCAGGTATTAATAACCATAGACAAGAAATATTATTAATGATTGAACAAGATATTCAAGATTCTGTAAAAGCTGGAAATTCGTCTTGTGATGTACAGATACCCACGGTATTTAATATTATGGGAGTAACTGATGAAGATGCACAATTACTTATATATAGTGCAACTATAACCGAATTAGAGTCAAAGGGATTTCGTGTGCAAATTTCGCCTAATAATGTTTGGACAATAAGTGGTTGGGATATAAACATTGACACTGCTCACAGAAATGAATTATATACATTTTTAGCATCTCGCCTTAAAAAATCTTAAATAATCAAATAATACTAATCAAATTAGAATAATCGAATTAGAATAATCAAATTAGAATAATCCAATAATACTAATCAAATTAGATATAATTTAGGCGAAACTAAATTTCTATTAATCCGTATAAACTCCTCGATAGTATAAACAGAATCACTCCCGCCAAATTCTTTATTATCAACTAATGGTATTGCGCACGGTATGCATACCGGTGTTGTTCCTGTAAAAATAGTATATACATGATTTAATTTATGTAACATAGTTTGTAATTCGTGACCACTATAAATAGATATAATATGTGATTTTGCACACGGAAAACAACAGAATAATTTTTTATGAATAGCGATTTCACCATTTGCCATAAAATAATCAGGAATAAATATAGGCGGCGAATCATATGTATAACTACAATTAAAACATTTCGTATTTACTTTCATTAACCATGACTCGAGATTAATAAATTTATTTGGTATTCTATTGTATTCTATTGAAGGAGGATTAATATTTTCTAATAAATTATTAGAATCGTATTCTAAATCTCGCAAAAAAACACCTTTAGCAAATAATACAACTAAATTATAATTTGACATTTTTTATATTGAGATATATATAAGAAAAATGTGTGATTTTTTAAATGATTATTATGATGAACCTTTTTCTGTAAAGTCATGTTCTCCAAATGGGGAATATTATAAATACTCTAAACCACAAAAACCACAATTTCAAGGTCCAAGAAATTTAATGGTATCAGGTGGAAAAAAAACTAATGAGTTAGATCGATATAATATAATACATTCTATTCAGCCGCAACCCATTGTAATTGGTGATAAAATACAAATAGACCGCCATGATGTTTTAGTAGCTTTACTATTTATTATTATAATTATTATTGTAAAATTATTAATTTCTATGTATAAAATTAATACTCGGCTTGAAATGTATTATATGAATAGGCCAGTACCAAGAAGTATGCCAATGCAACAAACACAGCAACAGACACAACAACAGACACCAATTGAATTAACACAAGACCAAAAAATAGAACAAGGTATACAAAGTGTTGATAGTCCTATCTTTAGTTAAAAAACTGGTAAACCATAATACGCTATTACTTGAAAAACTGCATCGCCTATATGCGATATTGTTTTTTTGTTTATATTGGTATGCGAATATCCAGAACGGGCTAACATAATATTAAAATTTGCAATTACATGTTCTTTATTTGCTTTGCCTATATCCGCATAATTCATTATAAAGTCTGATAATGTTCCTGCACCAAAATTTAATTTATTTTTTATACGTGGATTTACTATAATAGATTTCTCGCTATATTCGTAAGCTAAACAATACATAATGCCGTGAGTTTTTTCATTTGGTGTCATTTGATTTTCTATAAGAACTACATCGGCTGGAAATATTTTATTTACTTTTGTAATAAAATTTTTTAATAATGTACAACGTTCTACTACTGAAACTTCTTTCGTTTTTTTTCCGGGTATCAAATCTACACAATCCGTATAAGAAATACGCCATAGTAAGAAATATAATTGTTCTATAGTTGCAATAATTTTTTCTATTTCTTTTAAATCGTTTAATGTACTAATTCGATTAATAGATTTGTTAATAAAGTTTAATAAATTATATAAATCCGAAATATTTGTGGTAATTCCAACAACAGCTAACGTTTTATTTGCACAATCAATAGATAATATATTTTTTTGCATATTTAATAATCCTTATTTGATATAAATAAATGTTGATTCACTTATTATATAATTTATAATCATAATATAATTAAACTTATTAAAGATTATGTTTAAACGAGTAGACTCTGATACTTTTGACAATACATTCGATATTGATGCTCTTTTAAACGATGAGGGTAGAGTAGTTATGAATAAAATAGATAAACCAACAGAAACATCAGCAACTAATAATGATACTAATACGTATGAGGACTTTGGTGATAATGAAGACCTATTTGAACAAGAACGTACGCTACCCGAACTTAAATATAATAAAGTAAATCCGGATGTGTTTGATATTGATAAATATTCAACATCTCCAAAACCACCAGAAAGTAAAGGTGTAACAAATATTATTCATAACTTATCAAAGTTTTCTACATCACAGAATGATAAATCACCCAGTTTTGAAAAGCCGCGTGATTTTTTTACAGATGATAATGAAGAAAGTTATGAAGATAAAAATTTTGGTGAGCAGACATTAGAAAGTAAAAGGTCGAAGGTGGTTGATAATGTAATTCGTGATATGACAGAAATTGATTTATCTGATGAACTACGAGAAGATGATGAAAAAATTCAATTATTGGATGAAATAGAAATATTATGGGACGTTTTGAAAGAAGAAGATATTGATTTATCACGTATTATTATGCCAACTATGGAAACACCAATTACAGTTATGCGGAAAGTTAGAAGATCTCTACGGTTAAAAAATAATCGTGTTAGATCTAGACATTTTGCTGAAGAAGTATTATTAGCATCCGCTTATGCGTTAGAACATGTATTTGATGGTGAAAAAACATATTTTGGTAGACGTCCTAATTTGACCGGTTGGCCGAGTACATTAAATGTAAAATTACGACGAATGCGATTTGAAACATCAAGTTTGGCATCAAATGTTATGTCTAATCTAAACACAGGGCCGGCAGTTCAAATCCTTATGGAATTAATTCCAAGTATGATATTGTGTGCAAGAATGCGAAAAACACAAGCACCTGCAGATGTAATCAATTCACAATCTATGAATAAAGCGTTTTCGCGAATAATTAGTAATATAGATAATGATGTATAAGATAATATCGATACTGATGTATAAGATAATATAGATACTGATGTATAAGATAATATAGATACTGATGTATAAGATAATAACTATTGTTTGTATGTATAGTATGCTATAAATGGTTTAATTTTTTTATATTACTGTTATGTAAAAATGAATTATCAAATAAATATATTAAAGAAAGAACATATAACCCGAACGATTATGTTATTTTCGCAACACGAAATAACAACTATTTCTATTGAATCAAAGATAAATGGAGTAGCTAATCAACACGAAAAAAATTTACCTTCATTATCTGAATTAAATGAGTGTGTTGTATTTGTTGGAAGTAATTTTGATGAAAAACGTCATCATAGTTATCCGGAATCTTCACCACAAAACATAGAAAATAAATCAAAACGAGGAAGAAAACCAAAAGAAATACCTGCATCAAAAAAAGTAAGAAAAATACAAGGAAATGGAAAATATATGAATAGTCAAACAAGTTATTATGTAAAAAGCCAAACAACACCAGGAAAAATTTATAAAGCAAAAGTTTTTAGAAATGGTTCTGTGCAAATACCGGGAATAAGAATGTCAGATATGTCTGATGGAATTAATGCGCTCATAGAAATTAAAAAAGTTGTTTATAAAGCAATTAATTATACGCCTACTCCTGAAGACTTGGAAAATAAAAATATCCGTATCACTATGCGAAATTATCGTTGGAAATTTGTAAATGATAATGAAAAAATTCTTAACATTGATACTTTATTAACAGAACTTACTAATATTGCAAATGGTAATCCGATGAATAATAAACAAACCAGTATATTACCAGGTATTCTTGACATGCATGATATAAAATATAACCCAGAACGCTTTCAGGGTCTTGTGTTTCGCATTCGTTCATCAAATGAAAAAGATAATACATCTATTAAAATATTTAAATCTGGAAAAGTAAATATTTCAACAAAGGAAAATACTGATAATGTAGAATTTATAAAATCATGGATCGAAACATTTATAAATACTAGTAATGGCGTTTTAACTATAGATAAAACTATAGTTCCAAAAAGTGGTCGTGGTAAAGGGATTTCAAAAAAAAAGAATAAAAAAGCCGAAGAAGTTAATATAGAACCAGTACCGCAAATAGAATTAATTCCTAGTACAGTTAATTCTGAAGCATCACCGATTGATATTTTAAATATAAACGTTTCGAATATATCTTTAGATAAATCCGGATGAATTTGCCAAGAATAAAATACTAGACAATAAACCCATAATTAATCCAGTAACCAATACACCAGATGTAGTTTTATTGTCATTCTCATCTATAAAAGATTTATTAATATTAAGTAATACATATTTATCATAAATATCAGTACTTACAATAAAATACAGTATTAAAATAATAAATATTAGAAAAAACGGTATCCTAGTTAACGTTTCATAAGCCAAACTACTAAAATCATCATATGATTTTACTTTTTTCTCTTTCTTTTCATACATTTTTTTTTCAACACCTTCCTTTGTGTCTCTTTTTTCTTTTTTATAATCATCAATACTATAAGACATTTAATAATCAATGTAATAAGTTATATAATTATATGTATATAATAAATGAAAATAATCTAATTTTATGAATAATCTAATTTATAAATAATATAATTATAATAAACTATTTTCATAAATAACTTTCCTGATACATAATATATACATTACTATTTTTTTATTATGGAGTGGACTGATGAAACAGAAGTTTATTGTAGAAGTATAGGAGAAAAAGCGTTATCATATTATTGGCTCAATTCACAGGAAGCAAAAAAATATAGATATACAATGTGGCAATTAAATATCGTAATGAATATATTAGCCATTCTCTCAGCACTTGCAGGAGTTATACAATCTATAAAACCTTCTATTTATGGAAATGTCGCAAGTGCGATGTTAGGTATACTTACGGCCGCAATTGTTAAATATCAAACTAGTTCAAAATTTCGTGATCTTATTGATGTGCATAAAAATTTATCAAATGAGTTTTTTATATTACATGATGATATTCGTCATCAACTTATTTTAATGCCATCATTACGTAAAGAAGTAGCTGGGTTTATTGATGTTATAAGAAATAAATTTAATAATTTACATATGCAACTCCCAGAACTATCTAATGATATAATAAAACAGTTTAATGAATTTAATAAAGACACTGGTATTTCAAAACCAGATATAGTTGGTAAATTAGAGCATATAATGGTAACAAAAAGTGCTGAAGAAAGAAGTAAAATAAACAATCTTACTCCTGTAATTGTTCCGATTGATAAATTATCATTGGGTTCGAAAGTTATAAATTCACTACGGTTAATCGGTACATCTTCATCTCAACGAAATCCACGAGATACTTTTAACACTAATACGGAAGAAGAAGAAATATCATATATAGTTGAAAAAAATAAAACGGTTAATAATAAAATTAATTATACACCATCTAACAATATACCATATATATCAAAAGTCTTACATAAAACTGCCGACTAATTCAATAATGTAAGTGTAATTACAATTATATTATTGTAATTACAATAATGTAATATAGATATCTTCATGGGGGTATTCCGTAAAATTATACGGGTCGATTGTATTATTTACATAATTATTTGAAAATAATAAATCTTGTTTTATAGGGTTCATAATATCGACAGCTAAAATTTCTAGGTATTTATTTAACATACCTTTTGGAACTATTAGTTTTTTTTTATTACAATAATTTTCATTAACACCATCCGCACATGGTGATAAAATATTTGGAAATACTGGATTTTTAACGTCATCTTCTATAATTAAATTTTTTGATATATTAACTAACTTATTATATACATCCTTTTTATTATTCATTGCACGTAAATTGTTTAATGAAATTTTATCAAATAAGAAAATTGTATTATCAAATGTGTTTGTTAATGTAGTATTATCATTACTATCAAAGAAACTTGTATAAATATCTTTTATAGTAATCAAATCATTAGGGTAATCTTTTAATATAACACGTAACTCTTTTATTGTTACGCTTGTAATACATTGCACACAATTGTGTAAAACTCTTTTTAATTTTTGTCTAATTTCTGTGTTTTTTTCTGTTGTAAAGAAATTAGTAAATTCAATAAGAATTAATTGATATATATATTTTGAATATAATGCTTTATATAATTCGGGTGTCTTATATATACCTTTTTTACTTCCATTTTTAACTATAAGTTCATTTATTACAAATGGACTATAAAATAATTTTTTTGTTGGTGTTTTAGGTGGAGGTGGTTTTGATTTTCCGTAAAAATTAAGTCCTTTATATTCAAATCCGATAAACTCGTTTTTATTTATGTATAACCAAACTTCTGGAGATATTTTTGTAAATTCTTTATTATAAAACTCAATAAATTCTAAAACAGGGTAAATAGTAGTATTACCGTCATAACTTTCATAAATCTTATTTATTCCGGAATAATATGAATCTATTACCGGAAAATAGAATTTTGTTTTATTTTTTGATATCATAACTGCGTAGCAGTTATTGGCTTTACTAATAAAATAAGTTTCTATTTTATACTTATATTTCGTAACCACTTTTTCTACTTTACTTAATGTTATCGATATTGCATTAAATCCGGTAATGCGAATACGAATTATATCAGCAAGATTTTGAATAGAGGATGATCCTTTATTAAAAGTTTTATTCTTGTAATTACCATTATCATACCAATCATTCCTATTTGCATAAATAATCGGATAATATACTAAAGAGTTAATATCGTCATCAGATGGTTTTCTAAGTAAAAACACAATATCGCGATTAAATAAAGTATCTACATCATCTATATTTGACGGTAATGTGAGATGTGATACACCGTCTTTTACAGAAAATACAACGACATAAATATTTTCTATTTCTTCTATAATTTTTATAAGAATTTCATTCCATCTATTTATAGTTTTCGAATTTCTATTTACTGATATTGTTTTATTTTCAAATGTAGTCGATTTATTATATTCCTCTCCTAATAAATCTTCAAGCATTTCGATTGGTGTTTTATAATATTCATTTAGTTCTAAATGTGTAAGTATATTTTTATTTTTGATAATATATTCGGATATTATTTTAACTAAATTTGTATTTTCTCTTAACAATTCTAATGTTTTTAAAACACCTAAATTAATCCCGCGCCATTCTTGGTCAACACCAAGAATATAAAAATTATCATCATTTTGGCAATCTGCTGATTTAATCTTATCTTCATTAAATAATGTAGCAATTTCTTCTGGTAATAATGATAATCTTCCATTAGGTACATCCTTTCCAAAATTAGCAACATATTTACCTTTCGCCTTTTCATTAGTAGCTGAAATAGCTTCTGAAAAATGCGTTTCTAAACAATTTTTGTGTATAATTGTTTTTGCATTATTTTCATCATCTACTGGAAGTGTTTTTTTACAACATGGAAGGCAATATCCTTTTGGATGAATATTTGGAACAAATCTAAGGTGTGGATATTTTGCATTTGGACAATCATAATATGTTTCCGCATTTTTAGTAAAATTCCAATATTTTATTAATTTATCTTGTTTAGCTTTTGGTAATAATTCATAATCATCTGGTTCTACTATAATAGGCTGATATTGTTTTTGACATTTTTTACTTAATACTTGGTTACTATTATACGCTGTTTTAAAATCATATAATTCAGGATCTATTTCTTTCAAAAGTTTTAAATTTTTATATTCTTTTTTATCTTGTGTAACTGGTTGTTTAGCAGTGCAATCTGTTAAATAAATACTATGTAAAATATAATAAATAATATAATCACGCTCTGCTTCATTAATGTTGACTATATCTATCTTTACATCTGCATAACGCTGTGTAAATTTTAGAGTTTTGGATTTCGTAAATAAAATATCCCATTTTTGTTTAACACCACCATCGGTAAAACGACTATAGTAATTATCTATTTTTTTAACAACATCTTCTATTAGATTATGATTAAATTTAAATACGCCTTTTATAATGTTATATGTATTTGGTTCAATTGTATTTTTTTTTACCAAAAATTTCGCTGATGCTAGTACATCAATATTTTTTAAAAGTTCTTTAAAATAATTTTCGTTAGTTGCATTTTTCAAATATAATGATATAGAAACATTTACAGTTTGTGTTGTCCATTTATTTATATTTGTTAGTTTTCTTATTGATACTGATTTTCCTATATCATTAATTTTTCCAATAATTTTATTAATAGTACCACCAACAATATCATAAATATTAGAAAAATTTATAAAATAATCTTCACGCCATTTGGTTATAACATAATAATCACCAGTTGATTTTATTAATAAATTTGCATTTGTAATCAATCCATTTGGTAATTTAATATCACAATTTATCAATAACTCTCCTATATTAACACGCAATTTATAAAGATTTTTATTCTTGTATGTTTTAACTAATTCTACAGCAGTGCCATTAATCATACATTTACACATCATAAATGGCATAGATGAATCGAGTTGAAATTTATCAAATAAATTACGCAAATTAATTTCTAGTCTATCATGTTGATATAATGTTGCTTGTGTTATCCCCATCAAAATATTATCGTTATATTTATCTTTTAATTTTGTACTAATATTGGACATTCGTTTATATAAATTTTCTTGTATTGTTACTTGTGACTGGATATCTTTTATATCAGGCGAAATAGCTGGGTATTTTTCGTTAATTGTTGCTTCATTACGTATATATTCTGCAAACATATCGATATTTAACATAGGCCAATAAACGCCAACAAATGAATAATATAAAAGATTTTTTATATACATATCTCCTAAATGCACATCAAATTTCGCTCTGTCTATAAAAAATAAATTAAGATCCAATACATATAATGTTGTAGTTTCAATATTATCTAGTAATCTAAATTCTTCGAATGATTCAACAACCATATTATCCATATTAACTAATAAATTAACATCGACCGGAACATTTTCAATTTTCTGTTTACGTGTGAGAATATCGCGAATATCAACTTTTTGTAAAATACTTGTAGAAATTCTATATGATAATTGTATAGCTTTATTATCCGATATATAATAAATATGTTGTCTATATATCGGAATTCCGGTTATGAGTTGAATTTTTGAACGAACTTCCATTATATTATCAGTATTATTAAACACGATTTGGGAAGATGATTTCAATATTTTACCATCAATTTTATTTTTACTAATATCCATATCTGTACCATTATTAATTTTTTTTTCTTCATCATTCTCTTCTAATATATTAAAATCATTATCCGTAAATTCGAATTCTTCTACATTGATATCAATATCGTCATTAAATTCATTATCATTTCCACCACTAATATTTTTTTTATTTTTTATACCTTGTATAATATTTATAGATTTTTTATCAGGGTTGTATGTATTTATACATACCTTAAATATAGCCTTCGTTTCAAGATTTTCATTAAGTACATTTATTTCCATTTATCAAACAAATTTAAATTTATGTATCTCTATATACTTTACTTAATATAATATACGGTAATAAATTTTATTGCATACGTTTTTATACATATTTAAATTTTCATAAATGATAAAAATATTATTAATAGCCATTTTTATTGTTATATTATTTTTATTTCTTATATGGTATGTAAATAAAAATAAAACGAATATGGTAAAAACTATAGATGGTAAATACTATAGTGTTCTACCAAATACAGATGAAAATTTAGCAGCAGAAAAACTGGCTATGATAAATAGAAATATCCAAACATTAATAGTGCATATGAAAAATAAATACAAAGATTACAGTACGAATAAAGATATTATTATGATGATTACTAATTATAAATCTACTGTATTACATGAGCATAGACCATCACATATAGAAAAAAACGTTGCATTTACAATAAATAAAGGAGAAGCTATTTATATTTGTTTACGAGATAAAAATGGTAAATTGCACGATGATAATACTTTAATGTTCGTTGCATTACATGAACTTACACATGTATCTACAGACCTCTCAAATCATCCTCAAGGGTTTTGGATGTTATTTAAATGGATATTACAAAATGCTAATGAAGCAGGAATTATTAAAATAATAAATTATAAGGAGTTTCCACAAGAATATTGTACGGAAAGTAAAATTACTTATAGCCCAGTATTTGATGAAAACCTTAGTTAAATAATACAAAAATGAATATTGTAAAGTCAATATATAATATATCAATGTATGCAAATCATGGGGATATTTTCCACTTTTCAGAATTTGATAAAGATAATTGTAAACAATTTCCAACACGAAACACATTAATAAATAATAATTTTAATGAATTGGAAGATACTCATATAAGACAAGGTAAGCCGTTTCTATTTATGCCAAATGATATAGACGATCATAATTATACAAACTATGGAAGAGAATATCGATTAGTAATGAGTGGTATAACAATGAGTGGATATAAAGTAATTGTATCTGTTCGTCACAAACCATATTTTTACATACGTGTTCCTGATAATAAAATAGGTATTGATGTATTTGATGCTTCTAGCAATGAACGTATAAATAATGATGCAATATGTCAATATCATACATACATAAAAAATCTATTTTCACAAAATTATTTATTGAATTCTCCAGATGAGGTATATACATTAAGTAAAACACGATTTTATCGTGCAGTTGGTATTCAACTAGTTAAAGGTGTTTATTATCGCGCTGAATTCAATACATTAAAATTACGTAATATCGCACTTGACTTAATAGAAAAATCAAACGAATTTATAGAAACAGCTTTAGATGAGCGTTCAAATTATCATATGATAATTTCTCGCGAACTTGGAATTAATTTAACAGGCTGGAATATAGTGAGCAATTATGATATACATATAATCGATAAAAATAATAAAAAAAATAATAAATACGTATATGATAAATATGGTGAAACTAATGCTTTCTGTCTTGTAGATAGTAGAATTGCAGAAAATACAAATGTAATTGTAAAATCTATAGAACTACTACCCGATTTTACTAATGTTTATAATTCAACAATCGCAAATTTTAAACCTACGTTATTGACTGACAAAAGCATAATGTTAGGGTTTGATATCGAATGTCGCTCAGATGATGGTTCATTTCCAGTGTATACTAATGATAATAATACTTTATTTATGATTGGTATAACAGTTGCTTATCATCATAATGAAAATGTTTTACTTTCAATAGTATTGACATGTTACAAAACAAAACCTCTTATAAATGCATTGGTGGTTGAATGTGACACAGAAAGAGATTTATTATTAGCATTTGCAAAAATAATAGGTTCAATTCAGCCTGAATTCATTTTTGGGTTTAATGATGGCACTTTCGATTGGCATTATATAGCTGGCAGATGTTTGCGATATAATATACTCGAAGATTTTAAACGTCTCGCGAGTATAATATATAAACGCCCAGACTCGAAATTTATAAAAAGTCGTACAGATGAACATTTTGATAAAAATCGTGATAAGTATGCTCGATTTGCTGGCGTTGATCCAACAAACGAAGATTTAAAATTATCTAGAGCATTGGTAGGGCAAAATTTTGAGCTTGATGTTTCAAATTCTTTATGGAACAATGCTCCGCGGTCATATATAAAAAATGGATATGTAATGTACTCCGCGAAACTAACACCCGAAATAACATTAAAATATAATTGTTTAAAATTCTTTGGATATTTGAACATTGATGTTATGGTTGCTTTACGTGTAAAAAATAATAATCCAGAAAAATACAAACTAAATCATTTTCTTGTTCGCTATAGTCTCAAAGTAAAGGAAGATATGGCTTATGATAGAATGTTCAGTATTATTCGTAACTATGTAAAAAATAGAGAATGTGGATTATTAACCGACAAAGATGTAGATGATATGACCGAAGTGGCAAAATATTGTCTTTACGATTCAGAGGCTTGTCATCTACTACTCAATAAAATAAAATACATTCCAGATAATAGAAGCGTTGGCTCAATGTCGTATGTTTCTATGGATGATTGTATTCACCGAGCGGATGGTGTAAAAGTCCAAAATCTTGTAAGTTACGAAGCTTCAAAGCGTGGTTATTTATTTACTTCGCGATTTCATAATAATAAAGGAATTAGTTATTCAGGAGGATATGTAGTCAGCCCCGATAGAGGAATTAATACTCCAAAACTTACAATTCAAGAACGTGTAGAAAATTGTGATTTTGAATTTCAAAATTATACAACCCGCGAATTATCTACACAACTTAAACATGAACTTATTGCGCATTCCGAAGACTTACAAACTTCATATATGCAAATAAATAATTGTATTGTTATAGCATTAAAACAGTATATAGCAATTGCAAAACTTCGTGTTAATGATAAAATAAAAATTCATCTTATAACATTAGCTATAAAAAAAGACACAGATGAAAAGACTGCTATTCGCATTAAATCTGCTATGGCAGAAATGGGTTTCAGTAATTCTTTACAAAATCTAGTAGCGAATATATGGACAGAAAAAACAGGAAGACCATGCGCAGCATTAGACTTTTCAGGACTATATCCGAGTTTAATGATGGCTTATAACCTGTCACCAGAGACAGTTATGCGCAAAACACCAGAAACGCAAATATATGCTGATAAATTAATATCTGCTGGTGTTGAAATTAGAACGGCAGTGTATGATTATATAGAGGACGGGATTACAAAAGATATAGAAGTGTTTATTTATAAACATTCATATGAACCATCGAACCCTAATGCCAATCAAATAAAAGACAACTTTGGTATATTTCCAAGCATTCAATACGAACTTAAGAAAGATAGAAAATTTGTAAAAGATGAAATATCACGCATTACAAAAACAGAATTAAAAGATTGTCAAACGCGATTAAAAAATACTACTGTATCAACTGATATAGAACAACTCAAAGAAAAAATATCGGATATTAATTTTAAGTTATCGTATTTAAACTCGCGACAATATGCAATAAAAATATTTATGAATACATTTTATGGCGAGTCTGGTAATCCGTTGAGTAAATTACACATGCTAGAAATAGCAGGCGCAATTACATCATACGGGCGACTTAATTTAAAACTGGGTATTCAAACATTAAATACAACCGGGTTTAAAGTACTATATGGTGATACCGATTCTGCATATTTCAAATGTGTAGATAAGTATTTAAGACCATTAGATATGCTTTATTATGGTGGATTAATAGAAAAAGAAAAATATTGTGCTGCTCAAGTAAATTTACAAATAAAATTAGCTGGTGTGGCTGCAACGCATGTTAATGGTGTGTTGCGAAAAGATAATGGTACCGGTTTCTTAACAATGGCTTATGAAGAGGTATTATATCCTGTAACATTTCTTGAAATGAAAACATACAATGGGTTAGCACATACTACAGAAGCCTGTTTTGATGTTACAGATGAAGAACATATATTTAAACGTGGTGGTAAAACTAGACAGAAAGGAATTCCGAAAGTTTTATTATCCTTATGTGATGATGTAATACCTGCGTCATTAGATATAAATAAATCTCATTTATCGATAGTTACTCATGTGGAAGAAGCTATAAAAAAATATTTTACAACTGCTTGGGATATAAGTTATTTTACAAAATCATACACTTACAATCCAAAGAAAAAAAATGTAACTGTTGTAAAATTTGTAGAGCGTATGCGCGAGAAGGGTGTAATTATTGCATCAGGGTCGCGGTTTGAAGCTGTGCATGTAAAACCATCAAAATCTCCATATAATATCAAAGGTGTAAAACAAACACAATACGTTGGCGATTTAATCGAATTTCCGGAAATGGTTGATAATGTAAATTACTTTATCGATTTAGAAAAATATTATGATGGAACAATAGCCGGGCAATTTGCAAGTTTCTGTTCATCACATCCTGCTTTTGATACTGGTGATAAAACGCCATTAATAAATGCAAGAATGTATATTGATGCTGTAGCTGAAAGATATCTAGACGATTACAAAACGGATCATCGATTTCATAAGCAAATTTATAAACATACTACATTACATGCGAAAAAATTTGTAGAGAAACTACAAACAAAACAATCAGTTCGTAATAGAGATGAACTAGAAAAAATAGCGAATGATACTATAAAATTTAAGAAACAAGATACTCTAGAATTTGCAAAAATGTATATAAAAGAATCTAAAAACTATGTAAAAAAAGATTGGTTGAGACGTGAGATTGATTATATAACCAACTATATAAATACGCAATATTCAAACTTTGAAAAAGAACATAGTAATTTAACTCTTGAAAACGCCAATATTAATTTAGATGTGGATAAAATAATAGCAGAAACTATTCAAAAATTTCGTGCTACTTTATCGACTTCTGATGATAATGATGCCGGACATAAAAAATTCCAATTATCTATAGAAGAATTAATTACAGAAACAGTATGCACAAATTTAGGAGATAAAAAACCAGTTGTGTATATTGGTGAAATTATAGAAAAAATACGTGTTGCTAGTATATTACGAGACCAATATGAGACAATATTACAATTAATAAATTTAAATAAAAAAGTAGAAAAAACAATATTTGAACAAGAATTTAAAAATGATGCAAAAAAAATACACATTGGAGAAGTGATTGATTTTGGTGAGATTAATATATAAATTAGTTACTCTGAATAAATTAATTTTATAATTAGTTTGAATAAATTATTTTTTATAATTAATATTGAATTGATTAAATAATTTTTTTTAATTTTATATAATATACTCTATATATTATAATATGTCTAATTATAACGGAGGTTATTTTGCCGGATTTGATGGTGGAGATTTATATGGAGGTATGGATGTAAATGGAGGAGGTATGCATGAAGAAGGAGGAGGTATGAGTTACTTTGGTGGTGCAGACGAAGTGATTCAAAATGTACAAGATACGGTTAAAAAAGTAAGTAATAGTCTAGGACCATGGGTATGGTGGTTGATTAAGATTGTTGCAGTTGTTGTTGTATTGTTCGTTCTTTTACATCTTTTTATGTTCTTCCTATCTGGTGATTATAAATTTTATTCTGATTCAAGTCTCGCAGCAATGGCTGAAAAAATTCAGACAGGTGCACACACTCGTGATGATGCTTATTTACTAACTCGTGAACATTATTTTTCTACCCGAGCATATAATAGAGATATGCAACGTGCAAAATATAAATTTGCAAAATTTGCAAAGACTGATGCACGTTCACACCCTGATAGGTATTTAGATAGTTATCGTTATGATATGGCGGAATTCCATTATATTATGGCAGATAATGCGCTTGTACGCTCATCACAACATTTGCAAAAGATTACAGAACTAGTCAATGCACTTTTAGCAGTAGATGCTGCTATGAAAATTACTCCTGATAAAGCAAACTATTATTCAAAGCCTTCACCGATGGAAGAAAAAATGCGTTGTTCTGCCGGTGATGTGATTTCTAGTGTTGAATCATTTGCTTCTCCAAGTGAAGCAGGAAGACTTTTATCTAATGCACAATTTTTTAGTTATAGTGATGCCAACACAGAGGCTAGAAATCTTGCAATGATTAGTGAAAATTATACTCAACCTACAAGAAATAGAAGATTTAGTCATAGAAAGGAAACACTAACTGATGATAATAGCAATAGCGTTAGAAGTTGGGGTGATTATATTAGGCATCAAGGAATTGACGAGAGTGTTCGCAATTCACATGCTGAATATATTGGAAATAATCCAACTAATGTTCCAAGAAATGCTGCTTTGACAGTTATGGATGGTGTTGTAGAAACAGTTCCTCAACTAGGTTTTAGACGACATAATTACGAAGTTGAAATTGATCCTTCATCTCGTTCAGTGCCTTCAGAATATAAGGATCAAGTACAAGTTGCAGAAAGACGAATTATGAAATTTATGTAAAACTATAAAAAAATAAAAGTAAAAATTTATGTAATATTATCTTATATTTTTTACGCACTTCATTATAAAATGTTTTCCAGATGTATCTTTATAAACCCATTGTGAAATACTAAGCTCTATATCAGCGTATTTCTTTTCTAGAAAATCTTTTTTTTCAAGTATCTTTCCGGGCTTTGCATAAAAAAACCAATCATAAATTTTTAGTTTTTGTGAGCTATCATCAGTATTTCGCAAGGATGCGATAATGTTTTTTGTTTCGGGTGTCGCATCTTTAAATACTATTTTATAGCGTCCCCATTTATCACAACTTTCAATATAGCAATTATAAAAAATATAAGACATTTATTATATTGTTTATTATTTTTGATTATTTAGAGATTATTATTTAGTATTTATAAAAAATATTAGTCATTTTATAAAAAATTAACATTCATAATTCCACAAATTCGTTTATTTTATATGTATCGTTATTTATAAACGGTGTGTATATATTTGTTAATTGATATGATGATGGCATTATTTTTTTTATTACAACTTCTAGTAAATAATCCGTTCTAATCAAATGATATAAAAATTCTGTCTTTAGCCTATAAATTCTAATGTATCCGCTTATTAGAGTTGTTTCACTAGGAGTTTTTAGTTTATCTTGTAATTCCGTGGTATTTAGTATAATATCCGACGCATATAAATGTCCGGTTATATTTGAGAATTCTCTTATTAACGGCAAACAAAATCCATATATTTCTATTGTAAATGGAGTATCATTTATTTCGAAGTTTGTATGATTATTAATTTCGACTAAACTTATTTCTGTTTTCATATTATTATCATTTATACCAGCTTTGATATTATTGGATAACTTCATAATGAAGTTATCAACAATATCCGTTCCTTCTATTTCTACTTCTTCATTTATTATATTATATAAAATGTTACCATATGCATATAAAATATTATCTTTATTATCGATATATGGTGTATATTTTATCATATTTGTTAAATTTTTTACAGGTATAGAATGATATTTCTCATTATAGAAAAATAGTAAGGATTGCGCTTGTTGGTCATAAATAGGATGTAGTATATTTCTATCTATCAACAAATGCTGTAAATGTTTTGGTAAACGCAATCGTTCTAGAATTGCGCAAATCTCTCGGTTATCCTTTGAGACTAACATATTCATTGTTAAGTATTTCTTATTCATTTTTTTAATGTAGTAATAAATACAAAAAAATTATTATGAATTATATCAACTAAATTAATATTTACTAATTATTCTATATCAGTTTTTGTTGCATATACAATGGGTTTTCTATTTTCTACCAATGCAATAACAGTTTCCGTGTCTGTATCAGTATCTTCATCAGTATTTTCAATTTCTTCTAGTTTTTTCCCTATTTTATCTAATTTTTTTCCTAATGTCGCAGGTATATAAATATCAGCCTCTATAACTATATTTTGTAATTCATTATAGATTTCTGTAATACTCTTTATTTTTCTATTACGTTTGAACTCCATTTGAAATTTTTCCGTATTTTTATTAACTATTTGCATCTGTCTTAATAATTTCTCGCGTTGTTTTGAAATTTCTATTCGTTCATTTTCTAGATATGTAATAGTAGCATCTTTATATTGTTTAAATTCTTTTTCTTGTTCATCTAATATTGTTAATTTAACTTCAGTATCATCATTTATTTGTTTAGTGTTTTCATTTAATTTAATAGAGGCCTTTTCCTTTAACTCGCTCATATAGAACATCATTGCAATTTCATCTGCATCATATTTTATATCTAGATTTAAATGTTTATTATTCTCGTCTCTATTAAAAGGATTACTATAGATATTAGACATCTGATAATGTGGTATACCAAATTTATCAGTTGTTGAATCAGAACAACTGTAAATATAATTATGTAAAAGTGAAATACTATTATTATTACAAATTTCATCGAACTTTATAAAATATCCAGCACCATCGTTTAAACTATCAATAAAATTATTTATATTATTGCATATACCATAATAAGTAGTTTTATATGTTTTACGACTATTTATAATATCTTTTGCAATATTTGTTGGTAAAATACGTGAAGGATCATCTACTATTATACCTCCAATACAATAATCACCTGTGCAACTATATTCAAGTTTTATTTGTTTTAAATAATCAGAACAGTTTTTACAAATAAATAAATTTTTAATTTTTAGTTTTTTAAATTCATTATATGATATTGGCGGCCTATTATTTGAATTAACTGTGAATTTTTTTAATTCTTTTTTGAATAATTCTAATTGTTTATCAATATCTCCAAATTTTTTAAATGTAAATAATTGTCCATCTAATGTAAGATAATTTGTATTACGTATCCCATGTGCTTCTACTATAAACCATCCTATTATTCTTGGTAATAAATCCTTTGTTATACCTATATGTAATAATGAACGTATTTCATCTATATCATATATAGCAGGATTAAACCATTGATAATCACATGTATTAATATAATTACATGCATTTTCATATAATCGTTTATTTACCAACAAATTTAAATATGTGGTAGTGTCGTTATATAGTTTTTCAGTCATTTCATCAGCAAAGCTTTTCAATAAGTCTGCGGAAAACATATGAATTAGTATTTTGATTATTAATAATTGTATTCATTTTTTTAATGTAGTATTATCAGATTTAAATGTATTATCATACCATTCCAATATATGAAATTGTCTATACCGGGTAGCACTATTAATTATTTCATCACGAATTGCTATAGGGTCGCTGATTGAACATATCCATTTTATTATTTCTAATTGTCCTGTTTTTATAGCATTCATAATAGGAATATATAGTGTACTAAACCCGTTGTTTTGTTTCATATTATAATTATACAATAATTTAACCATTTCTAAATGTCCATTTTCTACCGCAATTTTTATTACTGAATTAATGCGTGTATCACCCCATCTTGGTAATAATAATTTCATAATATTTGTATATCCTTTTTCTGATACTTTGTTTATTGCATCTATTGTAAATTTTTCTTTGCGGTTTTCAAGTACAAATTTAACAACATCTATATGTCCATTACTTGCAGCTAAGTCAAATGCACCATCTGAACAATGTTTAGGGTTTATTAAATGCAGCCATTTTACTATTTCTAAATTACCTATATTGGCAGCTATACTAATAGCATTAAATGCACTACTAGTTCCAATTTTATTATAATATACATATTTTACAACTTCTAAATTTCCGCCTTCTACAGCATCTAATAAAATATCTCTCCAAGAGGTACCTTCAGTATTTTTATGAACCCATATTACTTTATCTATACAACCACTTAGAACAGCGGATGATATATTATGACAAGTTATTTTAAATAATTCATGTATTCTTAGTATTGTATTCATATTGCCATATTTTATTGCTATAGACTGTATATCTAACGGCCGGATTACATAATTTTTATATAATTTATTTACTAACTTAATATCGTTTGTTTTGATTGCTAATTCCCATAATTGCAATCCTACTACATTTGACATAATAGGAAAAACATCAAGTTTATGAAAAACCCAATTTTCTTTTTTATTAATAGCATCTAATAAAAGTCGTGTATTTCCTTTATAAACATCATTTATTATTTGGTATTTAAGTTCAAAAGGAAGAGTTTTATAATTATCTGAAAGCTCGTGATTAAAAAACATTTGTATATTGAGTTGTTTATATTTAAGTTTCTTATTATTTATAACACATTGGTTATTATAACACGTTGGTTATTATAACACGTTGGTTATTATAACACATTGGTTATTATAACACATTGGTTATTTATAACACTTTAGTTATTTATAAAAAAAATGAATTCATTTATAACATAAATTGAAGAAAACTATGCACGAAAAAATACAACAACTCGCGCAAGTTTTCAAGAAATACGGAGTTCCTAAGGATTTATTCCTATCGACTGCTTCTGCAATATTTCCGTATATTACCCAAATTGATGGAGTGGATGGAGTTCAATACACTGCAAATCAGTTTATAACGTTCAAACGTTTCAAACGTTATACCATTCATGGTGAGGTGCCTGATACTGTGTATCCATTCAATTATATTCCACCGGAAAGATTTGCAAGATTTGGCTTGGAAGATTATTACGAAAATGATGATATATCGTGTCTATATACGAACTTTATAGAATCAAAGATTGCATTTCATAAAGTTCGTATAGTATGTGTCAAAAATGTTTGCACTTCATCAACACTATCAGATTTTGCAAACAAAGTGGTAGGTAAAGACACAATCAAAATATCAGAATTTGATGTTAACACACCAGAGAACATTGTTTGGAATATAAAATACAAAAGAAACAAAAACAAAAAAATTGTTGATATTGAAAAATACGCATATGTATCCGGCAATATTGAAATTTACAGGTCTGGCAGAGTAACAGAAGCAGAAGAACCTGGTATGTTTTGGGTTGCTAAATATTATGTGTTTAAGATCAATATCACTGTTGATAATCGTATTGTTGAAGACTAAATTATTATTTTTTGGTAATAATAACTTAAGTTATAGCGAATTACTACTTATAAAAAATTGAATTTATAATAGTATTAATCGAAGAAAGCAATGCTCGACAAAGTTCTTCTGTTCTTAAGATTCGTCTACCTCCAAAACGTTGTCTATGGGAAACCTATCCCACAAGACCTTATTCCAGAAATCATTTCTGGAATATTTCCGTATTACACAAAAAAAAACAGATATGTGGGAATCCAAATTTCAGCAGGAGAGTTTATCGAATTGAAGGATTTCACCATGTCCATTTCATCCTACCCGTTGTTGAATCAACAGTATTTCGACAAGTTTAGTGTTGAATGTTTTACAATATACTGTGCAAATTCAGAAGTTTCTTGGACCTCGTATGGACCAGTAGAGGGGTTGATGGTTAATGGTATGGATACACTTCCATTCCATAACATTCGGGTTGATTGTGTCGATGACATTTACAATTCAAAGGAATTGAAAGAATTTGGTCACAAGATCGCAAACAAGACCATTAATCTTTTCTACGACTTTGAGTTTGAAACACCTATTGACTGGATTGACAACATTGATAAAAATGCCTGGGGAGACATCACTGTTCTGGGAAAATACGCGTATGTGTCTGGGGATATTATTATCTCCAAAGGAACGAAAAAAGGCGTGTGTCTCGAAGATGGTATTAAGATGTTGATTAGTTACTATGTCTTCAAAATAGTCGTTCGTGTTGATAACCGTATTGTGGATGTTGGAGAGTAATAATAATTCCGAGAGCGAGAGAGTGTGTGAAAAAACCTGTCAAAAGAAAAAAACAGTGTTTGAGAGAGTGAGTGTATTTGTTTTTTTATTTAAAGGTTTCTAGTTATAAAAATGAATAAACGAACTCATTATTCGAATAACTGCATATAGAATGTCCTTCGAAGATTTTGTTGCATCAAGCGAATTTAAAACTGAGCTTCTTGAATTATTCGCGCAATTTAATTCCGCTGAATTATCCGCGAATAATTTTCAGTCAAATTCGAAGGTAATAAAAATTGTAGAACTTTCTTGGAATAACGTATATAAGTTTAGCAATAAACAATACACTTTAAACTTCGAAAATAGAGGAATTGACCATATAGCCGGATTGAATGCATCTGGTAAAAGTTCTATAATTTATATACTAGCATATGCGTTATTTGGTGGAAAATATTCTAGTCTACCGATGACTAAGGACTTAGTATTAAATAACGAGAATACAGACCATGGAAACATTACCTGCGAATTTTATATTGACGAAGATAAATACATAATATCGCGAACAATAATGAGAAAATCAACTGATAAACTTTCTTTATCTTGTAATGGTAAAAAAATAGAGTGTGACCAAAACACACTGACGCAAATATTTGGAGATAGAGAATTATTTTTAAGTATATTTTGCGCAACACAAAACCACGAATATTTTGTTGATAAAACAGTAAAAGCAAAATATGCCCTAGTAGAAACACTATTCGGCTTTGAAAGTATATTGGAAAATATTAAAAAATTCAAATCAAATCATCTTTATCTCAAGCAGTTAGAAAAATCATTGATTTTAGTTCAACCGGAATTTTATGAAACAAAAATTTCGCAAATTGATATGGAAATAGAAATTATAAAATCACGCATTGATAAATTAAAATCGAATGAATATGATAATTCTTATAAAGAAATTAAAAAACAATTATCAATGTTCATTAATCCTACTACTATAGCCGATGTTAAATCATATGACAGGATTATTAATATAGATGTCGATATTCAAAAACTTAAAAAATTTATTCCAAAAATTTCTGAAAACACACCAAACGAATACAATTTCGAAAATATACAAATATTTTTCTATTGGTTCGATAAACTTTATGCAGAAGCAAGTACTTATATAAACGAACATAAACACTTTTTATTATACACAGGGTTTGAAGATAGAGACATTAAAACGGAGTTGTTTATTATTGCTAATCGTATAAATGAGCTTTCTATGAACTTATTTGGCGAATCATTACAGCTAACACCAGATAATATTACAAAATTAAATGTAAAAATTAATATCGAATTAGAAAAATTCAACAATAATGCTGATAATGACGGCGATAGTAATATTAAAACAAATCTATATAATTTACAAAATTCTATTACGGAATATGTTAATGGTTGTATAGAATTTGTTTGTTCATCAACAACTCGCGATAATATAAAGTTAATAAGAAAGGACGTTGCTAATTATTATCGTGATTTAACTATGTACTATTATATATTTAAAAACCTTGAAAGAATTAAAAAACTAGATATTACTGACGAGCAGATAAACAATAAAATAACAGAAAGCGATGAACTTTTAGGATTAATAAAAAATATGTCTAGTCTAATGTGCGAAAAGACTATATTAGAAGAAAAAATGACTATAAATAACAAAACAATTGATAAAGCGCGCACAAATAAAAAAGAACTTACTATTTACGAAGAGTATAATAACGCAATTATAAAATATAAAGATGCTCTTATCTCAGGGTCGTACAAGTCATTACAAGATAATTGGAATAAAGAATTAACACAATTCTTCAATTCCACAAATATAAAGGTATCAGTAGAACAATCCGGCGAAATATTAATAACCGATTTTAATACTGGTAATTTTATTTCTGCGGATGTAGCTAGTGGATTCCAGAAATTTATTTTGGATATCACATTTCGAGTTACTATGCGGGGACTAATAACTAAAACACCATATTATAATTTGTTAATAATAGACGAAGGATTTGGCGTAGCAGATGATGTTAATAGCAAATTAATAATACCGTATTTACAAAGCAAATCAGAACAATTTAAAATTTTGGTTATTTCTCATTCTACCGAATTTGTAAATGATAGTATTAATCAAATAGAAATAGCAAATTGCGAAATACTGCCAACATCAATAAATAAAAATATTAATAAAAAAAATAATTCTATTGGTGGTGATAATTGTATTATTAGCCAAAATGACCGTCTTACATTCACATGTAAATGTTGTAATATTGTGTTATCAAATAAATCAACTGCGATGAAACATATTTCAACAAAAAAACACGATTTGAATTACATAACATTTGCGGATTAGATAGAATATTCATATAGTTAGTTTTGCAGAAGTAAAAAATAGAATATTGAGATATTATATCATTAATTATTTTTTTGATTTTCTATTATAATATTTTCTACACTTAATTTATATAGTTCTATAAATTTATCCAATTCATCGGCTGTAGCTGACTCGAGAGGAAAACTAGTAAGCTCATCTAATGAATACATTAATAGAATTTCTTGAAAATTGCTATAATAAGAAAATTCTATTAATGTTTCTAATTCTATTTTGGTAAACTTGTGTAAATAGTTTATTTTATTTGTGTTATATAACTCATCCAGAAATAGCATAATACTCATATTTATTAAATCTGGGTATTCATATTTTGCTATATCTGCGAGAAGTTCGGAATTTATACTAATATTGCACTCATCAAAATTTTCAGTAATACTAACCATTGCTATTATAATACTTATCAAATATTCTTTTCATTTTTTATAAAATATAATTATTTTTTCTTATTTATAAAATTATTAATAAATTGTATTTGATAATCAGTATTAATATAATGTATTAATATAAAAAATAGTAACACACTAATAGTCAATATTTCTATGAGTTCAAATTTATTTAACATAGTTTTTTTAAATTGATGTATATATAATATCAATGTTAAAATTATTTATAGTATTTTTATTTCTTTTAGCGCTATATCTATATCTAAATAAAAATATTGTATATTTTGAGACTAGAGATAATTCTGAATATTCAAGTATTATAGATGATACACAAACTAATCCTATAGATATAAATCGTATTTTAATACGGCCGCCGCCAAACCCTTCACCAACTAGATCATTGTTAAATGATGCTGAAAACGATGGTACTGTATATGTAAATGGAGATATTTCTACATTCTTGCCATCTAAAGTCCCATATAAAAACCAACGTATTCCATTAGTAGAATATGGATACGATGCATTTGAACCATATAATGCTAACTATAATGCGAATAAATATAGCATTAATCATGCCGCACAAGTTGAATTTGATAAAGAAAATAGAATTGTTGCAAGAAGATAAAAAATGAATTGATAAATATATATAATTGAAAAGTACTAATAATGCAAATGTCACCAGTTGCACGCATGCTCGATTCTTTTCTATGCAAATGCTACACACAAATACACGAGGACACCGGATTGAATTTATATAGAGACCCATATAGCGAATTAATGAATGAATTATATAATCCAATAACTATACTAGATCCATCAATAGAGTATGTATTAATGAAAAGGTTTATGCTCGTTGATTTAAAGATTGATAATGGTCCGTATAATAAAATAATAACAGAATCTATCGAAGACGGTTATGTTATAAACGGGTATGTTATTCTTATAGTTCTAGAATATGATACTGCTAAATATATCAAAATCGATAGTAATATAATGCAATTGTTATGTTATTTTGCAGATAATTACGAAATTGATTGCGGTGAAAATGGTAAACGTTTAGTTAAATTTGATTATTTAGATACATTTGGAGTTACTGAAGGCTATGCGATAGACACTGATATTTATCGTATTTTGAATGACATTAAAAAAATAATGCAAATATTAATAAATAGCTAAATAATATTATTTTTTCCACTTTTTTTGGTTATTGAAAAATGAAGTATGAGATGTTTATTTTATTATTTTCACTAACTATATTTTAAAATTGTATAATCTAAATAATTTCCTTATTTTACATATAGTATATAAAATTGAATTTAAAATTATTAAACTATAAGAAAAGATGACAACTGAAGTTAAAAAAGGTAAGGTTTATATTGCTAGTATGAACCTAAGAGGGAGTCGTGCAGTTAAGTTAGATAACACATCACTCAACTTAAACGTGACGAGTGCCCAGGCAAAGCTAAGTTTAGATAGAAGAGATTTTAGTCCGATGACTCCTATTGAGGGAGGCTATAAAGGTTATTGGAATTTTGAGAGTAGATGGCAATCAGGCAAGATATTTGAAGGTATAGATGAGAATGTAAGTAAGACTTGGTGGAAGAGTCAATTAACACCTAAAAGGAGATACCCTAAGAGCAAAGGTAAAAAGATATTATGTGCTCGTTTTGAAGGATATGAGGATAGAGGAGATATGGATTATGTCACTAGTAGAAAGGAGGTTTATTGTAAGGAGTATTATGAATTGATTAAAAATAGAGAAAGAGTTTTATTCTGGAAAAAAATGTTAGATGAGGGTAAGAGTATTACTATATATGACTTTGATGGTCCTAGAAATAAAGATAATAGTGTGACTTGTTTAGAATTAAGCGAGGAATTATTGAAGGAGAAAATTAATGATGTAAGTGTACCTTTTGGCCATTGTTATATTGTGGGAATGCTTTTGTATAATATTCCGTTGAGTGTATTGAATTAACCTTGTATATTGATAATCTAAATTATATAAAATTTAATCAAATTCTAATATATTAAATTATTATATTTTTTATTGTTTTGATATTGTATTATATGTATTAATTTAATATTCTTTATAATAGTAATTATATATAATTTAATGGAACCAATACATATAATTGTAACTATATTTATAGTTATTTTAGTTATTGTATTTGTAGTAATGCAATTATCTACATATGGTACAATTTCTACTGTATTATATACAAATCTATTATTCTGGCTAGGATGTATTCCTGCTCGTGCTACAATTGTTTATGCAGCTTCGCAAAAGTTGAAATATACGCCATATATAACAGGGCTAATTTCATTTGGGTTTTTCCAGCGATTTATACGAGAACAATATAGAATGCATAAAGGTGAAGTTGCAAATAATGGAGAATTAGGCGTTGGAGTAAGTACATTTAAAACACCTGTTTATTGGCATGACACGCGTTTAGTTCATGCGGTATTATATGGTCTATATACACTACTAAATAAATACGAAAACAGTTATCTTATATTACTTGCTGATTTGGCTATGGTTGGTTCATTTAATTTGGCACACTATATACGTTAATATAAAAATATTATAACACTTTATTTTATAATTACATGTATTATAATTACATGTATTATAATTACATGTATTATAATTACATGTATTATAATTACATGTATTATAATTACATGTATTATAATTACATGTATTATATTTACATGTATTATATTTATTTTTACCAAATATTTTTTTTGATATTTATTCAAATCGTAATGTAAGATAACAATTACCTCCATTAAAATTTATATCATTTCCATCTTCGTCGATAATATTAAAATCGAATGTTGATTTTAATCTAGTATTTGAAACACAAGATAATGTTAATTCTGGGCGATAAATCATTTGGCTGAATATTGACGCATTAATAGGAATTTGACAAATAATATCTTCAATCAATGTATTTGCGTCCGTATATCTTCCAATAGTCAGCGAATCTAATGCGTTACTAGTCAAATAAAGAACATCTGGCCCCCATAATTGTGTAGGTAATGTACTAGTATAAGATGCAACATTATTTATCTGTGCAGCCGTTGGAGGATTTTGTATAATATTGGTTGCTCCGGTAGTATTATGGTCAACACCATAAATATCTTCTATTTTATTAATACTTGTGATAAATGAAATAGAAAATGTTAATGCAGCTCCAGATACAGAAATAAATAGCCTTCCATTTTGTAAAATTGATGTATTATAAGTTCCTGTTCCTGTTGCATTTAGTCGTACTTTTAAATGTGCTGCAAATTCTATATTAGTATATGAACCGGAAGTAAGTGTATACATATTCCAAGTTCCTATAACATCTGAAAGTAAAGCGCGTGAATTTGTACTATCTATAATAATAATAGGAGGAATTTGATTATTGCTAGTATATGATGCGGCCCGTGTATTATTTATTTGTGCTGCAGCTGGTGGATTTTGAATAGTATAACTAGCGCCAGCAGTATTATTAGGAATACCAAATATTTTTTCCTTTTGTGTATCTCCTGTAAGAAAAGAAATACTAAATGTAGCAACTGCGCCGCTAACCGTTATTTTAATAGAACCGGTATATTCTATAAATGTTACCGCATAAGTTCCTGCACCAATGTCTTCCAATCTATTTTTTAACTCTGCCGCAAACTGTGTACTAGTATAACTACCAGGTGTAATTGTTACAGTAGACCATGCACCAGCATTCTCACGTAGTAGAAAAGTATTATTAATACTTGAAATCATATAATATGTAACAGGTACAACAATAGTATCAATAGATACGGATTTAAAGATCCCGATTTTAGTAATTGTTTCAGAGCTAATATTAATAATATTAGCAGTATTACCGTTTGGAGAAAATCGCATAGTAAGGCTCCTTTTTCCCGACATCTTCCAATTATAATTATCTATACATAAAAAAAATATTTTAATAATGATTTATTTATTGATACTTTATTATTGTTGATATTTTATTATTGTTGATACATAAATAGGGTTATTAATCCAACCCGGTCGAGCTTGCAGTTTTAGCTTTGCGGATTTCAAGAACTAGCAAACCGGCATAAACGTGCATATTTGTTAACGCCATTTTCAAAATTGTTTTATCCAAATCAGACCCAACATACATAACACCATTATTTGCTACAGTAAAAATTTTCATAAATGTACGATTTGCATCCAAAAGTTGCGACAAGTATGTGTCCGGCTTGAGTTGTGTCTCAGTCATTTCAGAAACTACTCTAAAAAATTCTTCTTGTTGCGAAGTAAAATTCTTTGTAAAGTCGGTCATTGTCAATGGAATTGACGCAAGAACTGAATAGTTCATAATATCAGTAAGATAATCAACAGAGGATTCATCAATACTCTTTTGTTTATTCAATACAATTTTAAGCATATTTGTTTTATCTTGAATTCTTACCAACATCCCAATAAGTTCAAATTCCATAAATAGATTTACATTATCTCCGTAGGTCTTCTTAAATGTTTCAAATTCCTCAAATTGCAACGATGAAAAACTTTCTTGCATAGAAGACAACATTTATACAAATATTTTATACAAATATTTTATACGAATACTAATATTTTATATACAACATATTTTTTTAACTTGTGACTAAAAACATACAAAAAAATTATAATATGTAACGCATGATTTTACTTACCCTTGCTATTGTTATTAGCTTCGCGTTCAAATTGTTTCTCACCAACTTTTGTTTTTGTTGTTGGAATGCATTCACTAATACCAGTAAGTCGATAAGTCTTTATTTTATTATTATTAATATTATCTTGTATCTTTTCAAAGAAGTTTTCCAGCCATCTGGTATGAAATACACTGCAGCAATCAATTCCATAGCAATAGTTTCCAACCTTGCATTTTTCTGGATTGCATTTTAGCATATTCTTCGTATTAAATACCATCAAATTTTGCTGATAATCTCGCACAAATACAATACCCAATGATTTACCAGAGCTATTAACCAGATGAACGAATGGTTTATGTAAAACAACATCATCGCTTTCCGGATTGCAAAGCATTGCAATATTATGAGTTCCGGATAGTGTAGCTACTGGGTGAATATCATTGAATACCATAAACACCGGTGTGTTATTGAAATTGATAGTATTGATATCTTCTGGTTTTGCAACCTCACCATATGAGAAAGTTCTGAACTTAGGTTTATCATTAACTGGCTTTGGAACAAATGCTTCGCCACAGCCAATTAAGATTTCTTTTTCAGACTTTTCCTCATCAGTATTATTCAACGTAAGCGTACTCAATTCCATAGGGACATCCAATGGTGTCAGTGTGGTGTTTGTGCTTTCGCTGGATGTTGTTTGCAAGCTAGACATCATTGATTTACTGATATATAAATATGTAAATTCATTTTTTTAACTGAGCAATATATTATAATTTATTAGTATTATTTCATAATTTATTAGTATTATTTCATAATTATTTTCTTATCCTATTGACCGGTGAAACATACGGCAATTTTAAGAATGTATAAATATCTTTTTCTGACTTTGGGTGTAATACTGGTTTATTATTTTTATATAATCCCTTTTGATTTAATAGATACCCCATTTTTTTCGCATGTTCTCGCATAATAATATTATGTTCTTTACTTCCGGTAAGATAGAGTAATTGAAAATAAAATTCTTTCATTGGCGATTTGATTATATCAACCTTACAAAAAAAGTCAAAATGTAAAATAAAGGATGTTTTACTTTCACCATCCGCATAAATATATAACTCGCGATAATGTGACTTTAAAAAATCAATAATATCTTTCATGCGTCCATTATAACCAATTACGATATCTATATCCTTAGAAAATAATTCCTTTCTTCGTAATGATCCGGCTAATTCTATTTTTGTGTTTGGAAGCTTTTTTAATATTGTAATCAATTCGTTAGCATATTTAATAACCCGTGCATAAGGAATTTCTGTAAAAGGAGGATGTTTTAAATGTGTAAGCGATTCATTATTGAATTCCGATAAAAGAATATCATTCCAATTATTATAGCGCGATCCAATTTCTTCAGCTTTTTTTGCAGTCATTCCAGGAATTTCTAACATTCTATCGCGAAGTGTTACAATAGGCGGATTATGTTGATACAATTTTACTAATTTTTCAACATCAGGTGGTAAAGTAATTTTTGTAATATCTAATTTTTTTTTAATAATATCCTTATATAAATTTAATTTAGTAGCCCGCGATACTGTATTTTTATCGAGTTTTGCTAAATGCGTAAGATATGCTAATAAACCTTTATGCATTTTATATATTATAAAGTATAATGTTTTAGAGTAAATAAATTATAATTCATATAATTATATGGTGAATATGACAGAAAATCTTTTAACATATTATTTTGGAAATGGTGGTAAAACAGATAATAAACCAAGTGAACTTAATACTAGCGAATTACCAAATAAAACATTTGCTAATAATCATGAATGCGAAATAGAATTACCAACTTGTTTTAATTATAATGATTATAATTCTACCAGTAATAGAAGTATAGTAACCCAAGAATCGCCAAATTTTGATGATACTAGTATACAACATCTGATAAATAATAATAGTATAAATATTGCTTATCTATCATTTAGTTCTATACCATCTAAAACTAACATAAAAAAAATAATTGATTTACTCATAAATAATGATAATAAGGATATTTTATGTTTAGTCGGCGTGTATAATCTTGCAAATACTATTTTAGAATATGCAGGATTTTCTTTAAATTTATTTGTAAAGTTCGAACCAAAAGGCTCAAAATTTTTTATCGGCTCTGATTCTGGTATGGTTATTATTAGCCGCTATCCATGTGTAGTTAACTTTATTGAATCGTTTGATTATAATTTATTTAGCGATAAGTTTTGTAGATATGGAATTCTAAAGACATCTATATACTTGCCGAATAGATTTATTCCTATTGTGTTATACTGTACAAATATTCAAGAACGCATTTCTTATAAATTTTATGATAGGTTTTCAACTATTTTGCATAACACTATTATTTTATGTGATTATAGTGAAAATTTTGCTGGTAAAGTACAATGCGGAAATTTTAAACCAGTAGAATTACAAGCAGGTATTTATTCAACATTTCCAGAAACAATATATGGTATAAATAGTTCATATGGAAGTCTAACTGATATAATTCATAATATTGAAATTAGTTATTGATCGGTATAAAAATTAATTAACTGGTATAAAAATTAATTAATTGGTATAAATAATATTGTATATGACTAATTATGTTTCAATATCCGGATTGGCCGCCATATATTCGCTACTATATAAATTCATATGATTGCGTATATCATCAGGTACTGATACTTGAGAAAAATCTACTTTTTTATTAACTATTGTTGCATTAAATATAGGTTTCTTATATTGTTCCATTCTTGTGGATTTTTGATTTTTTAATTTAGTTCTAATATCTACTATATCTATAATTTGTCGTGTTATTGAACTATCACCACCCATACGAAAAATTCTTTTTAATGTTTGGTAAGTTTTTGCACGACGTGGCGTTGTCATAATCATTGCATCAAAATTCGGTAGTGATACTCCTCGGTATGCGTATTGATATGTAGCAATTATTATTTGCGATTCTTTTGCTTCTAATATTTCTTTTTTTGTAATAGAACCCATTAAAAATCCAAACATTACATTAGGTAAATTATCATCACTTTCATTTGTTTTATCAGTTACACTATTAATGTCTTCAGTATTAATGTCTTCAGTATTAATGTCTTCAGTATTGATTTCTTTATTTGGCGTTAATAGGTCATCGTCTATTTCGTCATCCGATTCGGCTGATTCATCATCATCTATTGTAGTCGGTGTCAATCCAATACGTTCCAAATAGTTTCTATACATATTAACACCGCGACGCATATCACACCATATAAATACATTATGTCCATTTTTACATAGTCTAATAATTTCTATAAGAATAAAATATGTTCTATATGGATCGCGGCATAATTGTTTAGACATTTCTGCTGAACTCATCATCCCCGTTTTATTATAAATTGTTTTACAATATTCATTTGGTCCGCTATAATTTACTATTGTTATATTTGAGTTGAACCGTTCTTGTGCTGGTAATTTAAATCCGGGAATTGTTTCTGCTACCAATACATCACCACAATTATTATGGACAACAAAATCAAGTTTATCGACGCGCGAATTTGCTTCTGCAGTAAGTCCAAGCATATATTTTGTATTTACTCGCGAAAAAGAAACTGCTCTTTTATGCGATGCGTATTCATGAACTTCATCCCATATTGATAATCCAAATTGCCGCATATATTCCGCAGGTGTTATTTCGCAAGATGTTTTTTTAGTTGTTTTTTTCCCGGTTTGCTCTTTTGTAATTGTAAAGGTATCTGAAGTCACCGAATTTATAATCATAAATACAATATCTCCATCACGTTTTTCTCTACATGAATATTCGCCATATTTTACAGTATCACCAAAACATTTTTTAAAATCATCAAGAGCTTGATCAAGCAAATATTTATTTGGTACTATATAAAGTGTTTTTAATCCAAGGTGTTTAAATATCATTGAGCCGATAAATGTTTTTCCTAATCCGGCTTCCACTTCGATAATAACACCAGCTTCGCCTCTGTTTGCTTTATCTGGGGTTAAATAATTAGTAATTGCATGTTCTACAATTACGCTCTGAAAATTATGTGGTGCAAAAGAATTAATAAAATTAGGTTTATTTATTGGTGTTGATTCTGGAAAATTAGCAATGTAATTAGTAAAAAACCCATTAAGTTTGGGATTAAATACTAAAAATCGCGGAATAATTAGAACAGTAATTATTTTATCATCTTTCTTAACACGTTCTTGTTTTACAACTGTAACATTTATATACTTATTGAAACCTAATTTTATAGTTTTTGTAAATCCTCGTTTGAATTTTATATATTTTTCTACTCCTACTTTTTTAACTACTTCCTCTTCCAAAACTATAGCACCGCGATAAGTAATAACACAAGTCATTTTATTACTATATTAGCGGTCTATAGTACTGTAGATTATAATATATATTCTACATTATTAAATTAATAATATGATAATGAAATTTTATAACGTGATAATGAAATTTTATAACGTGATAATGAATTTTTATAACGTGATAAAGCAATATTATAATGTTATTCTATATTGATAAATATTATATAAAAAATATGTTATTTGGCGATGATTAAATTATAAAATCAGCAAGTGTTTTATTAACATCATCCTCGTCATTATTTTCATCTAGTAATCGCGAATAATCTATGGTATATTTATTATTTGCTAATAAGAAGTAAAATAAATCACCTATATTGTTATTACTTTTATCATAATCGATTGAGACATCTGCTCTGTAATTTGTCAATTGATGTTCTCCCCAATCATCCATGAATTCATCATCATCTGAAAGAAATTTCTTTTTTTCAAAGTAATACGTTATATATTCGTTGTCAAATATAACAGATAATCCATTAATTATTTCTGCATCTACTAATGATGCATTATAAACGAAAATATTTTTATATAATGCCGATATAACAATATGCGAAACATTAATAAACGGATTTAAGTCGATATTACAACCAACAATTAGTTTTAAATAATTTACTTCTGGGTGTAACTCTGCAAATACAACAGTATCAACAGCAATAGCGCGAATTATCGTTGCATTTGGAAATATAGAGAAATCAAAATATGGGACTACCATAATACTTATATTTATTATATGGGTATATACTTCACCTAATGATATTGGGTCGAATAATGTTTTAACTAATGTAAGCGATTCGAGCCTTGGAGGCATATATTTCATTATTTTTATAGTTGGTGATATTACAGTAAGGTCCGTTAAGTTTTCATACCCAAAATATGGAATACATCTTACTATTGCAACATCGAACCTATCAAGAGCAGAAGCATAATCATGCAAATATTGATCAGAACTTTCAAACGATAATAAAGCATAATGCGATACAGTCGATGCGTTAGAAACAGTGTCATCAGTATTTAACGAATCTGTTTCCTTCATCATCAATGTCATTATATTCGCTTCGGTTATGTGTTCTGTCATATCTAAATTATTATAATAATATTCAATTTTTGTTAAAGTCTAGAAAATAATATTAAATATTCTATATCTGTATTTTAATTCGATATCTGGTTTTATTTGTATAAAAATGACAGAAGATGATAATAAAAAAGAAGTAGAATATACAAAAAAAGATATTTTTGATTCAATCCGTAATAATACCGCATTTAATCTCACAAGTATGATAACGGATTTACAAAATAAATTGAATATCGCTATGATGTATGATAAAGAAAGATTTGACATTTTCTTTCATATATTTACAAGATTGGTTAAATTTGATACAAAAATTTCTATAAATAATAATTTATCGCGACTGTATTATGCATTTCATACTGAATTTATGGCAGGAGGAGTTAAGAAATATATTGATACTATTGATTATATGTATAGTAACTTATCAAAACTATACCCAAATTCTACAAATCTTATTTATTTAGCATCGCCATTTGTAAAATCAACATTTGAATTATTTGAGAACTATAATAATAGTAAAATGTTTTATTGTATGTATGGATATATTAGATTATATGATAAATTTAAAAATTTGATGTGTGATAATACACATGTGGATGAAAAATATATAAGAGAATTGGCTGAACACATTATACTACAAATAGGAAAAGAAAGTTCGGAAGTATATACTGTTCTTTATAAATACATCCCAGAAGACAAATTTAAAGACTATTGTCTAAAAGTATGCGAACATTTTGAAAAAGATTGTCCTGAAGAAGATGCATATGGTGATGAAATTGGTGTGTTCATGCCTAATATATTGCCATTTTCACCGGAAATGCGAGAGTTCGAACATTCGCTCTCGCTATTGCGAAATCGCGGTTACCTTCTATATCTTATCCATAATACAGGCAATTCGACATATACATTACCACCAGTATTTACAGATGAAATTACAATTCCAGAGTATTTTAATTTTACAATGGCTAGTAGATTAGTGAAAACCCGATTTAGATATGTATTTTATCCAGATGGCATTGATAATGTATGGATTAGATTTATGCAAAATATTAATATTGGTGTATTTGGTGTGTTGCCGTTTAATGTTATTTCTAAGAATTGCCATGTTGAGCCGATGCCTATTCCCCAATCGAAACAAAATAAGAATAATGGTTTTTCATATATGTTCTTTCCAGAATCAACAGACGTGCTTATAAATAATTCTTATCTGTTATATGCATTAAATAAGTCCACCTCGCATAAATCTCTTCTTGTTATGCATGGTTCTTCATTGTTTCATAATACATCAATAGTTGCTAGAGGCAATGTAGAAAATAATACACTTATAAATAATACACTCATAATTAATACTGATATTTTTTCCATACGTGAATATTATCGACTTACAGATGTAGTTGTTATTTCAAGTATGACGGAAAAAAATAAACCATTTATTATTGATGCCATCTCTTTGAATTTGCCAATTCTATATTTGGATACTGGTGTACTGGATCAATCACTAGAATATTCAATGAAATTTGTTTCAAAATCGCGCGATGATAGTATCACAGTGGTTAATGAAAATTTTAAACAATGGTGTTCAACTGTTGGACTTGAAGATCGTAATACTGAAGGAAATGTTTTATACACTCCCAAAAAAATAGAGATTGATGATAATTAATTTTACTATATCGATTAATAAAATAAATTTTACTATATCGATTATTGTATATAATTTTTACTGTGAGTTATTTTTTTAGTGAGTATTTTTTATATTTAATAATATAGATACTATATCAATAACAAATAATTAGTGCATAACTAATATGCAATTTTCAACTGATGCAAATGAACCGATTTTACAAACTTCCGAATACTCTGTTTTTTACGGTATAAAGTATCCAGATATCGAGGCATATGCCGAATTGCAAGAAAAAGCAAGATGGCGTGAAAACGAAATTTCCTTTGTTGATGATTATGAAGACTTTAGAAAATTAGCACCGAATGTACAGAATTTATTTAAACGAACATTATCATTTTTATCAGTTAGCGATGGACTAATAAATAAAAATATTCTTACAAGATTTTTACTTGAAATAAATGATGTTTCTGTACGAAGATTTTATTTATTTCAAGCATGTATGGAAGATGTTCATGCGCGAACTTATGGCATTATGTTAGCTACAGTAGTGCCCGATTTAGAAGAAAGAAAACAGTTAATGGAACCACATAAAAATTCACCAACTATAAAGGCAAAAATTGATTGGATTGAAAAATGGATTGATGGTGATTTTCCATTTTGTCAGCGAATTGTTGCATTTGCAATTGCAGAGGGTGTTTTTTTCCAGCCATCATTTATTCCGTTTCATTGGGCAAAAAAAAATGGTATTATGCCAGGTCTAACAACTGGTAACGAATTTATTGCACGTGATGAAGGAATGCATTGCTATCATAGTTTGCTAATTAACAACCACTTGGAAAATAAATGTAGTGAAACAACTATTCATGAAATGATGCGAGAAGCTGTAGAAATTGAAAAAAATTATGCGTGTTCAGAAATGTTGCGAGACGGCGGTATTATTGAGCTAAATACGCAAGCACTATGTAATTATGTTGAATATTCCGCTGATAGATGGCTCACAAGTATCGCTTGTAAAGAAAAACCAAGTTGCGATAAACTATTTTTTAAAGAAAACCCTCTAATATGGATGGAAAAAATTAGTATTCCAACATATTCTGAATTCTTCGAAAGGCAAGATGTTAATTATCGCGATAGATTTGGCACTAAAAATACTGCAGTATTCTCTGATAATAGTGATTTTTAGATACCTTACTAAGTAAATCATAATTACATACCTGTAAAATATCTTGCATAATTATTCCGAAATCAAAAGTTTCAATATTTATTATTTCATCATTATTCATTACATTAAATTTTTTTTGAATAGCCGCTGGTGGGTCATAAAAATTTAGTTCTTTATTTAAATATAATCTACTAAGAACACATTTAATTGCCCATTTATATAAAAATTCATTATCACACTTATTTTTATTATTAAGAAATTCATATAATTGTGTTGTCATATAACCAAGTTCGAATATATTAGGAATTGTATTTGGTATTTTTATTGAATGAAATTCGTTAAAAAAACTATTATTCAATATATCGCGAGCAGATGGGCGGTCATTTATATCAAAAGAAAGCATTTTAATTATTAAGGTATTGAGTTGTGTTAAATCGGGTAATAAATCTATATCAAATTGTACATTATCACAATTATTAATAAAATTTATTACTGATGTATTTGTTTTTTTATTACTATCAAAATAATCAATATATTTAGTCAAGTTGTATTTTTTTATTAGTTTTTCTGTTGGTGATCCGAGTTTGCTTGTAATTGCATGAATAATATATTCATTAACATCTGTTTCTATGTTTTTGCGATTAATTTCAAATAATGGTATAAATGTAAAGATTTCCCACATTGTACATCCAAGCGCCCAAATATCTGATTTATTATTGTATGTTGATAATAGCGATTCAAGCGGGCGATATTGTAAAGTATATGCTTTACCAGATATAGTTCCATCATCCAATGTCGCAAAATTAAAATCACATATTTTTATAATTTTTTTAATATTATCGTATAAAATATTTTGTGGTTTAATATCACCATGAATAATTCCTTTATTATGTATGTCAAATATACCACGTGCTATTTGCCAAAAAATTAATTTATATTCTTGCCAATGTAGTAATGATTTATTTTTTTTAAGTCCATTTATGTATTCATATAAATTATTTCCTTCATTACGCATATATAAATACATATTTGTTATATTAGTTGGCTTGATAACATACTCGCTGTTTATATATTGTAAAAAAACTAATTCACGGATTGTTTTCGGTGTTAGCATAACTATTTCATTTGATATTTCATATTCTAATTTTTTTATTACACGTATTTGATTATCAATTTTAATTTGTACTATTCTACTAAAAGACCCTTCACCTATTACTTTTATATCTAGCATATGTGAATATTATATAACAAGCAAGTTAAATATTATATATAAGTAATGTTTTTTTTATAAGTCAATACAAAAATATATAATAAACAATATTCATATACATAATTATAGGAATAAAATGATTGTAACAGTTAGTGGATATGGTAGATTGCCTATTCGTGAAACAGTTGATTCGGCAGGATATGATTTATTTTCTGCCGAAACCGCTACTATTTTGCCACATACATCGTATGCTGTGGATTTAGGTATTTCAATAGCATTAGAAAAAGGTACATATGGACAGATTTATATGCGTAGTAGTTTAGCAAGTCATAACGGACTATTTGCAATGGCTGGTGTTATTGATGCCGATTATCGTGGAACAGTAAAGGTTCTAGTATATAATATGTCACCATCTAATTATATTGTAAAAACTGGTGCAAAAATTGCTCAACTAGTTGTACATAAAATTGATCAATCGCCATCAATTTCGTACACTGGTATTCCTGATGTTGCTTATACAAATAGAATGCGACCAGTATGCCCTCGATATGCAATTGAAAACTTTAATAGAATGCTTGAAGAACTAGTTGAAAAACAAAAAGAATTACTTCTTACAACAGATATGATACCATCAACTATTACAGATGAACAACGTAAAAAAATAAATGATAAAGCAGATTTTTATTTACATGATGGTGTAAATTATCATTTTCCTTCGAGTACGAGAACTGGTGGATTTGGTTCCACAGACAGAAAAAAATAAATTATTAGTATAAATATAGTTAATTATAATAATTATTAGTATAGTTTAATTATTAGTATTAATATAGTTTAATTATTAGTATAAATATAATAGTTAATTATAATAATTAATTTTTATATTATCTTATTATAAAATATCAAAACGCAATGAGTGCGGTATTTTTTTTAGAAAAATCATTTAATGGCGATAATAGAATTTTTAATGTAGGTTCATATTCAAAAAATACATTGCGTGATGTATTTCAATTGACTGAAATTACTATACAATCTATAAAGGTAGATAGAAATACAATATTACTATTATCATCGCAAATATATCCAACGCAATCAGGAGAAACTCGCGTAATAATAGGTCCCGCTGACATAAATGACATTGATAGTTTAAATATGCGAAATATTAATAGTCTATCAATAATTCGTTTTCGCGAATCTAATTGGGGCGAAGGTGGGTATGTTACAATTTTTTCTAATCATAATTTTTCTGGTAAAGAAAAATATCTTTATAATGGTGAGTATAATAGTACTCGATTAGCAACAAGAGAAAATAATATTACCGGGATTAATCCTAGTGAAATTAAAAGTTTGCTTATTAATACAAATACTATAGTTATTTTATATACAAAGGATGATTTTAATAATACTGCAAAATCGGTTGTAATAAAGGGTCCAATTATGTTAGCAGAACTGAGTAGATTTGGTATGGAGGGAGCTATTAAATCTATACGAATTTATTCAGCAGATATAACACCAGATAATTTACAACCAAATTATAATAATGGTTGGAATAGTAAATTATTACCAAATAGAGGCCCATATATTGCTGATACTGGAAAAAATAATAAAGAAAGATTTTATAAAGTTAATATTGATGGTATTAATACGTATAATTTGCATAGTAATAAATCGGATGATTATGATATTAATACCCGTATAAATGGATATGAAAAACCATATTATTCATCTTTTGGGACTAAAAAAAATATTATTGCACCAGTCTTACACACGTATTTATCCAATAATACAAATAAATATAAAATATTTATAGTTTTAATATTAATGTTAATATTAATAGTTTCTATAATAGTAATTATTAGTACTTCTAATTTACATAACAATCAAACTGATAATTAATGTATAATTAATGTATAATTAATGTATAATTACATTATATTTATGTATGTTCAGATGGTACTGTTTGATATTTTAAATTTTGAACATTTAGCATACCACCAAGAACTTCTGATGAATTTTTAGGATATAAATCACCACTACTAATTTGCATAACATTTATATCATCATCACGTTTTCTATTAATTCTAGTTTGGTATTTACATCCACATCCACCATTCATAGGTCTATATCCAATTACAGAATACCCTTCTTTCTTTTCTACTTTCTTTTCATCTTTCTTTTCTACAGGGGTAGTCGTGCTTAGGACAAACATAAAGAATAGAGTAACCATTCCAATAACAGTAATAAATAGTGTCCATCCTGGATCCATTATAAATAATTATATTAACAAGTCGAAAGTTATAAAAATATATTAATATAAAATATTAAAAATATTAAAATATTAAATACTATAACTTAAAAAAATTATTTATACATATTAATACATATTAATACAATGTATTATTAAAATATGTATAAATAATAAGAAATTTATTTATATAATTATTACATATTAACACAGAAAGTTAATGTATCACAATTGATAATATACTTAATAAATAATACCACCTGTTATGTTACCATCAAGATATTGTAAGCTAGAACCAGGGCTGTTCATATAACCGTCAATTGTTGCTACCATAGTACTATTTTTAGGTAATTCTTCAACAATAGCGCCAGATATGCCAATACTACTATTAGCAGGTTTATCATTATTATATAAATTTATATTAGTACTTTGTACAGGTAGTTTACTAGTAAACCCACCAGTTATATAATATGGTCCCATGTCATCATATCTTAAATTAGGAATAGCTGGAGGATTTGTAATACCATTCGGATATATATATGAACAATCCTGATAATGTTTTTCAGATTCATATTTAGTTGTATTACAAGCAATTTTTGCTCTATTGTATATTTCTTCTATATCTTTAGGATTTGCTCCTGTTCTAATAACTCTTTCTTCTGGACTTTTAATTTTTATATTAGATTTTATTGGTACCTTTTTAATTCCACCAGTTACTCCAGTGTTAATCATTACTACAGGTTGTGGTTTATTAACTACTACAGGTTTTGGTTTAGTAATTACTACAGGTTTTGGTTTAGTAATTACTACAGGTTTTGGTTTAGTAATTACTACAGGTTTTGGTTTAGTAATTACTACAGGTTTTGGTTTTTTATTAGGTTTTACAGAATAACCCTCAATTTTTTTTTCTACTGTAGGTTTTAATATACCAGAATTTACTACAAGGTATAATGCATATAATGCAACTAAAGACCAAACTATAATCATAATAATTGTAAGTTCATCCATAATTATAAATAATTATATATATACAAGTTGAAAAATATAAATATTATAAAATTATATTATAAATTATATTATAAAATTATATTATAAAATTATATTATAAAATTATATTATGAAATTATAAATATTTTATAATACATTAAATTTATATATCAAAAGTAGTATTATATTAATTGTAGCTTTCCAGAAATATTATTAGCTACAATAAATTTTTCTTTTTTTCCTCCATCTTTTTTTTCTTTATCTTTTTTTTCTTTGTTGATAAAATAATATGCACCATATACAAATAATATTATTAATATAATTACAGTAATCACCAATCCTAGTTTAGCATAAAATCCCATTATAAATTATGTATAAACAAGTTGAGAAGTATATTTATATAAATATTAAAAAAATAATTATTAAATATCATAAAGTACTTTTATATAATTATTTAACTTCTAACCGATTGATCCATCATACGTCTTCCTCCATTAACCGCATCCGTAAAACTTGTAAATCCCCTATTGCTAAATCCAGAAACAACTGCTGCTGTAGCAGGAGACACCGCGGGCATAACTGAAGATACTACTGCTGTAGCAGGAATTCCAACTGTAGCATTTACGGCGCTTGCTACCGAAGGCGGCAAACATGCATCAAATAGACCAGGTGGCATAGTTTGTTCTACATGACCGCATTTAGATAGTCTATATCTACTCTTCAATGGAAATGCTTTACTACCAGTCAAATCTGTGTATACCAAATAAAACAATAGTATCATAGCTACAACAATAGCTATTACCCAACGCAATGATAGTTTATAAGTGTCTCCGCTGCTTAAATTAAGGTTACTACTAGTACCAGACATTTAATATTACTATAATTAACAATATATAATACTACAAATATAAATTTTTTATAAATAATTATTATTAAATTAATACTTATTATTAAATAAATTATATATTAATTATTATATTGAAAAATGACAGAATTATATAATCTTAATAATGATAGCGAATTTGAATCAGATACGGAAACTAATAATTCAGTAAATTCACAAAATAGCTTTACTAGCAATTCAAGCGATAATTCTATACAAGATGATACAATTTCATATACACCAAAAAAAGAAAATGAAATAAGAGATAGAGCATTATCACTTGCTGGGCATATGGTTTATGAATATGCAAATATTAAAAAAAGAATATCTATTACAATATCAGAAGAAATTAAGTTAATTTTAAATATAATTGGTAAAAATAATATTAAACCATGTTTAGAAATTGAAAATCCAAATGGAGGATTTGGTGAGATATATGTTATATATCTTGTTATTATGATGATACCCGAATACGGCGATATTAATGATGATACATTAACAGAGTTAAAATCTTTAAAGGGTAAAAATGAACAATTATATCAAACCGTACAACAAGCAATTAATAGTATGATAAATACGGTTATTGAATCAAATAAATATATTACAGAAGCACAAATATTTCCAGAGATTGAAACATATAGTTTTTTTTATCATTATAATGATATTGAAAGAATTGCTATAAAATTATCTAGATTTGATAAATAATATTAAAAGATATTATATTCTATTATTATTTTTTGTAATTACATTTTGAGGTTATCCTAATTAAATATAATATTTTGTGTATATTATATTCCCAGATATCTTTATAATCAGACATTAATGGAAGAAAAAGTTAATAATGATTTAATTTTTGATGAAGGTGATAAAAAATTCATTGCAAATGCCGCACAATCACAAGAAAGAAATATTCGAGTTTTCAACGACACTAAAAAAAAAGCACCAGAATTCACAGGTGAAACATTGATGATATATCCTCCTAAAAATATTGTATTGCATAAGCTTTCACAATCCCCGCGAATTCAAGTGAAATCACACGATCCTCTTATTTTATATTATAATGTTATATCACAAAAGGGAGCTAAAACATTACTATGTTATAATACTTGCAATACTAATCGTGGAGCAAGTGCAAAACATGGTAGTCAGCATATTGAGGCCGAAATCATTCGCCGTTCTAATCTATTGCGTGCATTGAGTACGGTTGATAATAAATTGTACCCACTAAAACCAGGCACAATGATTAAATTTGACGATGTTCGGGTATTTAAAAATAGTAAATATAAATATTTGCCAGATTCCGGGTTTAGTGTTGATTTACTTGGGTTAGTATTGCCAAAAGCACCAGATTCTATTACAATTGGTGATCATGATAGATATTATAGAGATGCCGATAAAGAATGTACCAAAACTATTATTAATAATGTTATTAATATTGCTAATGTAGAACAGTACAATACTATAATATTTCACGAAATTGGTGAAGAAACAAATAGCCGGCATCCACGAGCTGATTTCCTTGAAATATTAAAAGATGCATTTCAAGCATCAGAAGCTAAAAATATTTTTATCTGTTTGGATAAAGGTGGATTAGATAAAGATACAATAGCGAAAAGAGATATTTATAAGACGTATTGTAAAAATATTGATAATGTAAACCCAGATAATCATAGTGACTGCGAATCAAGCAATTCTGATGATTCGGATAAAGAAGATATTTTACCATTGAAACGTTATAAACATCTTAAGAAAGTTTTTGATAAGAATGGCAGTATGGTTACAGCAAAAGATGTAGTTGATAATACTGCGGATAATTCTGATGAAGATTTTGATGATAATAAATCAATACATTACGCTAGTAGTGATGACGAAAATTGAATATTATTATAAAGATATAAGAAAAAGACAACATAGCAATATGGATACTTCTATTTTGATTCAACAAACTGCGAATGAATCAATTCAAAAGTATTTTAAGACTATGCTAGAACAAAATGAAAAACAAATGTATACAATTAAAATTAGTAATTTAAGAGAACATGACATAGATAATAAAGTATTATGGTGTAACGATTGTAATAAACCACTTTTACGGAAAAATAGTATATTTTGCATATGCATAGATTGTGGTCTTGAAATGCGTGATGAAGCAGACCATTGCTTTGCATCTAACGATTTTGATAAATCTATTTGTTATTCTTCATCCACATTACGAATAAAGGGGTTTACAAGAGAAGCCCGTGCGCAAAATAATCGCTTAATGGGATGTACTAGTGCAATGCGCGATACAAAAAAACAAAAAATATTAGCATTTTTACAATCAAAGATATTTCAAATACGTCCTGGTGCAGATACAATACCACAACATATAATAAATGATGTGGCAGATACTTATTCATATTTGCAAATAAAAGAAAAATTAGTAAAAAGAGCTGGCGGGTTAGAAGGTGTACTATCTGCGTTATTATATAATAGTTGTATTGAACACAATATACCGAGAAAACCACATACTATAACTGAAATAATGGGTGTTAGTGGCGTTTATCTTTCAATGGGTGATAAAGTTCTACGAACATACGCATGTAATCCGACAATATCCTTACCAAACGGTTATGGTTCTGATGATGCGTTTATAAATCAGTACTTCGAAAAACTTAATATAAATAAATATGATAAATATAAACCATTTATTACTGAACTCATAGAAGAGACACAATTAGAAAAAATACCAATAAAAGATAATAATACACGTCCAACAACTCGTATAGCCGGAGCTTTGTTTATTTTAGTGGAAGAATTGGGGTTAGAAATAACGCGGGATGATGTTGCGCGCGAATGTAGTATAAGTAAATCTACAATAACCCGTTATATAAATTTAGTAAATACATATAAAAACAAAAAAGAAATTGCTGATTTGTTTGCAAAATATTTTACTAAAGACTAATTTTACAAATACTGAAATATAATTTACTAATACTAAATTATATTATTTTTTTTTTATTTTAGCAACTTTATAAGTTGTGATTCCAAATGTTTTACTGTAAATTTATCGCCTTCGTTTAGTAAATCTACTAATGTACAGGGGTCGGCTTGTCCCGAATTTAATCCCATTGTCGCAAACGCAACATGAAGATCAGGAACATTTACCAATCTTTTACACCATGTGCTAACTGCTTTATCCATATGTTTATGATTAAAAGTATCTGTATAAACAATTACTTCGTCTGTATTTGCAGAAACTCGCATACCTGGTAATTTTGACCGCAAAAATAACATAAGTAAAAATGTATAAATACCTCCTGCTTTTACATTTGGACATTGAGTTGGGTTAACATGTGTTTTCATACTTTCAGGTTCTGCGCTTGGTTTAAGTTTCTCATGTGAAAATTGCGCATGACTTGCAACCATCATGTCCATAAGAATACCTAATTTTGCTTTATCTACACTACTGGGAAGTTTTGCAATAATTAAAACATATAATTTAGCCAATCCAGAACGAACTACATCTACTGCATAATTAAAATGATCGCGCGATGGTTTTGAATTTAGAGTTGATAAACAAGTAGCATATTCCCTATAATGAGATTCCGATTGTTTCATTGCGCCAAAAATAACACCAATAACACGCTTAATGGCATTAAAATTATGTTGTGTATTAACATTTATAAAAAACATATCATTTTGAATATTGCAAGTTGCTGTTGTAAACACTTTATTTAAATTTGAAAATTTTGGATTTGATTGTAGTTTTGTATTAACTGCGACACAAATAGCATAACACACACTAGTAATTTCTGACCCGTATGATAGACTTGGACAACTACATGGAACTCCTGTTAGTAGTTTATTCAAAACAAACCAATTCAGCCCCTTAACACTAAACCCAACTGAAATGCACGCAGACCCTGCACGCGGGTTTTGTTGAAAATTCAAGTCAATTCCGGATTTCGCGATATGTAACATAGTAATGGTGTAATATAGTAATAAGTAATAAAAATATATGAATAAATTATTACATAATTAAAAAATAACTATAAAATAATATACATTATACTTTGTAATATTATATTTATAGTAATGATATTAGTATCGCTATATATGTTATTAGCATTTGCTTTCTATATAACGCTATATTGGGTATAACACATTATATAATACTATATTATGTGCAACATTATATTATATAAAGGTTATGCCTGATATGGTAATCCACCGCAGTATATACAATCAAGAACTCTTCCATAACATCTATTACATATAAGTTCAATAAATGCTGAAGTATTTTCTGGTTTTTTAATTCCAGTTCCTTTACATAATGTACAATTTTTTATAGTACCATTACATCGAGAACACACAATCGGTATTGTTTTATTAGTACTAATTTGTTTATCATCATTTGGTTTTTGTGTATCATTATCATCAGAAGTATACAATGTTGTATTTACATATTTACTAAGTGTATTATTTTTTTTATCAGTATTTTAATCCACCCCTTTCATTTATAGAATATATTATAACTTTGTAGATGTAATATTTAACTGTATATATTAACGGTGTATATTTTTTATATTATAAAAAATGAATTTACTTTTTGATATTCGAAACAACAAATGTCTGCATCCAAGACCGCGACCAAGAAGACCGCCGAAACCAACACTTACAAACACTTAATCGAACTTTTGCAAGATTCTATAAATGCAAAACTTGATAAATCTCTTGTAAAACTTTCAAAGATGTTGAATGCGGAAGATAACACGCGATTAAATGAGTATGTATTTACTCCTAATGCAGAAAAGAAACCAAAAGAAAAACGAATAATTAAGATTAAAAAAGATTTTGATAATGCTATTTCCGCAATAATCGAATATATCGGATTGACGTATAAACTTCAAGAAGATTACGATAAAGAATTTTTCAAGAAGACATATACTAACGAAGATTCGGGATTTTTCTCAGTTCTTATAAAAAAATATATTGATTTACCGTTTGACTTTAGAGGAAATAAATCACATAATATAATTGCTCACTTCTTAGGATTGATTAATGATGGAACAAATAATGATGTATTATATGCTGAATTACTCGCAAAGTTTTTCGAAGATTTTGCTGTGTACGTGGCGAATAAGATATTTGTTGATATAATAAATGATAAACTAACAGCGTTTGAATTATCACGAAATCATCTTATGATATTCATTATCCAATTAATTGCTTCGGAAGAATTAGGTGAAAATATGTTAGCACATAATATTATAGAAAAAAATAATAAACTTATCAATATGCTGCAAGGATTGGAAACACAAGATTTAAAACCAACGGAAAAGAAAACGCAAACAAAAAAGAAAGAAACTACTGTTGATAAGGAAAAGGCTGATGATAAAAAAGAAATTCAAGCTGATGAAACAGAAGAGATTAAAAAGAAAACACCAGCAAAAAAGAAAGAAACTATTGAAAAGAAGACACCAGCAAAAAAGAAAGAAACCAAAGGTTCAAAAGTAATACCGGAAAATGAACAAAAACAAGTTTCTGCAGAGTCATTAGATGAATTATTCAACAATATGGTTACACAAAAAAAAGAACCAAATGATGAAGATACCAATAATGAACTATTTGAGAATTTAATAAATGGGTTTGATGAATTTGATTCACATAATGTAGCAGATATTTTCAAATAAATTAATATTAAATAGATTCGGCATAATCGCTAGCATGATTATCGCGATATAGTTTTGCCAATACAGTATCATTATTACAAATTAAAATACATTTTTTTTGCGGGTTATATTTCATTATTAACGGGGTTTCTAAGTTCCAAAAAGGAACTTCGGGAATACTAATATTTGTTTTATTTAAAAATGATTTTTTTTGTATTATCTCTATTTTTTTATCTATTAGTATCTCATCGTTATTTTCAATAAATAAATAACTTGGATAAATACGAGTGGTAATTTTATTCTCTGGTTCACTTATATATAGTATAATACTCTTTAAGTTTGCCCTTTCCATAAATTCAGTTGCACCATACCAAACACCGACTATATTATTATCAATGTTTACAACTGTATAAAGTAGAATAACAATAATTAAAACAATAATTATCCCGTATAGTATATATTTTGAACTTAATTTTGAAGTAATCATGATTAATTATGATGATGTACTTATAAAAAATGATCCTCTATATCCTGATTTAATGAAAGCCTTTAATATAGTAAAAGATTTTATTATTGATAATAAATTAATAATAGTTGGTGGGATGGCTTTGGATTATGCTCTTAAACTAAAGGGTTCAGGTATATACGATGAAAACGAGTTACCTGACTATGATTTATTATCCCCGGATAGTTATCAAGATTCCATAAAACTAGGTATAGAACTATGTAAAAGCAAAATGGAAAATGTTTCTATAATTCGCGGTTATCATATCCCAACAACTCGGGTTAGAGTAGAAAATGTAGGAGTTGCGGATCTTTCGTATTGTCCGAAATCTGTATATGATGAATTGAATACAATAATGTACGAAGGTTTCAGATTAATTCATCCATATTATCAATTGATTGACCAACATAATGCATTCGCATATCCTTATAGAAAGCCGCAATGGGGTGGTAATGTAAATGTATGGAAAAAATATGATGAACGAATTAAATTAGTACTTGAATTTTTTCCATTACCGAATAAAGGATTGTGTGATGATACTTTTCCAAAAGAATATAGAATAAAAATTGCCGATGTTGCCGGTTTATGTATTGCCGGATATTCCGCACATCCGTTTTACTATAATGAAGTTGATGTAGATGGTAATGAATTAATATTAAAAATGTTCAAAGACGAAGTTATTCTTTTTAGTAATACATTTAGCGAGACAGTAAAATCATTTGAAAAAAAATATAAATCAAAAGCAGTTTTTTATAATGCGTATTTGAGTAAATTCCCAAAAAGTGCAAAAATAAAAACACCAGATTATACATTTATTATAATGGAAAATGATACGGATTACGTTTCTGCGACAACATATAAAATAAAAAATAATGAGTTTTGTATTATATCGGTAAATTGGACACTTTCATATTATTTGTTTATAGAAGAATTTTATGGATATAAACTTTTACAAACATCTCGCGGTATTAAAATGCTTGATGATGAAGATGCAAATAAAATTGTCTGCATCTCGGAAAATGTTGCAACTCCTATAACTTACTATGGTGTTAATAATTTGCATCCATCATTGATATTTTCCCGATTACAATTCGAAAATACCGCAAATGTTGCGTCATTAGTACCAAAAAATTTATATCCAAAATTAGAAACAAATTGTGATGTATCAGGTGAATTTTTATACGATAGTGAATATTATAAAATAGACGGAAAAAAAATAAATAGTAATAAATAATTTTGTATTATTATAACTATTACTATAAATTTATGTTTATGTATCATTAGTTATATTACTTACCATTTTCGGTTTTTTTTGCATAATATAATATATTATAATAGAAATCATAATAAACATGATTATTAATAAAAAGTATTTAGATGTATTAGTATTATCTTCTGGTTTTTTTACTTGATTACTATTAGAATTAGACGCATTGGTATTTTCCGAATTTGATGAATTTGATGAATTTTGCAATTCTAATATTTCTCTATTGCTATTTTCATTAGCAATACGTAGTTCATCATCTTTTTCAGCAATCAATCTATTTCGCAAAGTTGTTTTTTCTTGTGCACAAGTAGTATTCGCTGCATCCAATGCGCTTTGTAAAGATGTTTTTTCTCTATTACTGTTCTCATTAGCAATACGTATTGCTTCTAACTTTTCTGTATTAAATGCGCTTTGCATTTCTGATTTTTCTCGTGTACATCTTTCATTAGGTGTAGTTGACGTATTTGCTATATTTAATAAATTTTGCAAAGAAGTTTTTTCTCGTGTGCAAGTATTATTCGCTGCATCCAATGCGCTTTGTAAAGAAGTTTTTTCTCTATTACTATTTTCATTAGCGATACGTATTGCTTCTAACTTTTCTGTATTAAATGCTTTTTGCATTTCTAATTTTTCTCGTGAACATCTTTCATTAGCTGTACGTAGTATATCGGTAGTTGGGGTATTTAATGATTGTTGCAATTCTGTTTTTTCTCGTGTACAAGTATCTCTAGATGCAAGTAATACATTTGAATTTGCAATTGCTGCATTTAATTTATCAAGTAAATCTCTTTTTTCTTGTCCACAAGAATTATTTGCAGTAGTCAATGCATTTTCCTTTTCTGAACTAAATGAATTATTCATTTGATTTATTTGTATAGTATGGTTTTCATTAGCAATACGTATCGCTTCTGCTTTTTCTATAAACATTGTATCTCGCAAAATTTCTTTTTCTTTAGTACAATTATTATTAGCAATAGTAATTGCAGAATTTGCTGAGTTTAACTGATTAGTTAATGCAGTTTTTTCGTCATTAAGATTTTTTATGAGAATATTATTACCATTAATAGTACCTCTTGTAACATCAATTGCAGAATTTGCTGAATTTAACTGATTAGTTAATGCGGTTTTTTCGTCATTAAGCTTTTTTATGGTATTATTATTACCTTCAATAGTAGCTCTAGCCGTAGTAAGTCCAGAATTTAATGTTGTTATCTGAGCATTTAATGTCGCTCTAGCAACATTTACTAATGGTGTACAATCACACCTAACCATTTTGTATCTATAAAATTAGCTAATATATTATAGTATATTATAGTATATTATAGTATATTATTATGATATATTATTGAATAAAAAAAAATAATAGGTATTTTGATAAAAAAGTATTAATATTTTGATTAAAATTTCTTTATATTTATTTAGCGATTATTTTTACTCATTAAAACAATAATAACACCAATAAAAATAATAAATAGTAAAAAAATTTTTGTAGTTTTTATATATACTATTCTAGTATACTTATTTATAGAAGTATTATTATCTGATATCGTTTGTATTTGTTCTATAATTGTATCGGTAGTAGTTACTGGTATCGATGTTATAGGTAACGATTTTTCTAATACAGTATTTTCTAATACAGTATTTGTTAATCTAATACCTTCATCTATTGTATTTGGTTTAATAATTTCTATATGTTCGATTTTATTATCTGATTGTATAGGAATATCAGCATCCATACATATATTATTAACTATAGACAACATTTTAATATTTGTAGGAATAGTAGTCAATATACCATTATTACCTAATCTAATAGTATCTTTATTAATATCGTAATTATATGTAACATCATTTAAACTATAATTACTTTTCAGAAGTGCTTTATTACCATTGTGTATTACATTACGATATTCAGAATTTTCTAAACTTGTTGAATTTTGTTTTTGATGTTTAATATTATCAATAAGTTCTTCTAATTGTTTACTTATTTGTTTTTGATAAAATGAATTTTGTAATTCTGTTTTATTCAATCTCGATTCTAAATTATTTGTGTTTTTAACTGACCTTTTCCTTAATGTAAATAAAGACATGACTAACAATTATATATAAAAAAATATTAAATTAATTATTACATATTATCATTACTAATTATTTTTATGTGTAAACAAATATAAAATTATTTTAGTTATTACCATCATAATAAAATATTTAAAATTTTTTATTGTAGTTCTTTATATTCTTTTTTATACTCAATATTATATTGCGAATTATTTATACTTGATTTAATACTGTATTTTGTTTAGAATTTTTTCGTTTTATTAATATTATAGCAACTACTATACCAACAACAACAATCAAAATGAAAATGAAAGCGAACACAACATAGAAATTTATAGTATTTGCTTTTTTTTCATCAGGTGTTTTAGTGTCTGTAGTAGATAAATTTTGTGGTTTTTCTTCTACACTAATTCCAAGTATTTTAGCTTCATTCAATCTACGTTCTTCAGCTTCTTTAGCCAATTTTTTTTCATTCGCTTTAAGTATTATAGCTTCTCTTTCCTTTTTACTTGCTTCAAAATCACTCTCAGTATTACCTCTGTTAGAAGTATTGCTACTAGTAGTTAATGTAGGAATAGGAGCAGGCGTATTTGTAGAAGGTTTACCGATATTTATACCAGCATTACCATTTGATATATCTGACAAACTTGGACCGGGATTATTTCCTTTATCGGATGCGTTTTGCGAGCATGTTTGATAAAGATTCATTTTATTTATTGAACTATCTTTAATATCACTCGCATAAATATTAGCGGTGCATTCTTGAATAGTTAGTTGTTTCATATCGCTTGTTCTATAACCATCTTTTATACATGGTTCATACAAAGCCCATTTAACTATATCTTTAACACCATCTACTTTAGGCGCATTTATACATGTACATTTAGGATGTCGTTTATTTCCAGTCAGTGCACATAGTCTTTTGAGCGTATCGTCTTGAAAATTTTTATTTTGTCGACTTCCCCACCATTCGCTACAGTACTCATTTGTTGTAGCATTAGCTATACTTTTTGTACAATAATTTTGAAAAAATCTATCTTGTGCTAGTGGATCCTTATAATTTCGTGGACATCCACCAACTTTAGATACAGCTGTAAAATATTTATTTTTATTTTCAGTATTTGCAAATTGAGATGTTATAGTTCTATCTTGTCTATTTGAATAACATTTAGCTAAATCATTTTCATCAGTTAGTACATTTCTGTTACAACCACGAAAATATCTGTCATTTCTATCTCCGACATCACATGCTGCGCCTTTTGCATAAATAATACCCATACCATTTTTATCTAGTTTAAGATCTCTACCATCCATACGTATATTTGTAGTAACATTACTATACCCCGCGGGACAAAAATGAGTATTTTTTATAGTATTATAATTTTCTCGCATATCTTTAAGATTGTAAGCTGAATTTTTACATGATTTATTAGTATCGATACAAGCTCCTGTACTACCGCCAAGCGAAATACCACCACAAATTAGTTGTTCTGGTAGAAATAGATCATCAAAATTATTAATTAAATTTGAATTATAAGCGGTCATTATGTAATATATATATATATATATATATATTGTTGATAAATAAATTTAGTATTATAATTTAGTATTATAATTTAGTATTTTTTAAATCTATTAATATTACGAATTATTTATACTTTTTACTATGTTTTGACCTTCTTTTATATTTTGGTTAGAATTTATTTGTTTTCTTCTTAGATTCTTCCTCACAAAAACAATAATAGCAACAACTAAAATTATCAAAAATATTACAGTGACAGCAATTGTTATATTATTTCGCTGTTTTCTTTCATCTTCAATTTTTTTATCTCTAAGTGTTTTATCTTCAGGTGTTTTAGTGTCTGTGGGTGTAGTATTAGTACTAGTTATAGAAGGTGGTCTAGTATTAGATACAGAAGGTTGTCTAGTATTAGTACTAGTTATAGAAGGTGGCGTATCATCAACACTAGTATCTACATTCATATCAGATCCGGCAGTTGGTCCAATTCCATGGTCATTTAATCCAGGTATTGATGGATTACCACTAGGATTAACAGGAGGAGGAACAGCAGCAACAGGAGGAGGAACAGCAGCAACAGGAGGAAGAGGAACAGCAGCAACAGGAGGAAGAGGAACAGCAGCAACAGGAAGAGGAACAGCAGCAACAGGAGGAGGAACAGCAATAACAGGAGGACGAGGAATATCAGCAACAGGAGTAAGAATACGATTTATACATAAATCATGAGATTTATTTTCAGGGATATTACAAAACTTATTTATCTCAACGTTCCAATCGATTTTTGGTCCAATTATTGGAAATTTAGTAATAGGAGGTTTAAAATTTGGCTTAGTAGTAACAGTACCAATAGTAGACGTATCAGGTGAAGGAATTTTCGTAATAATAGAAGGATCATCACGAATTACCGTAACAGTTGGAGTATTACGTTTTATACATTCAGTATGATATTTATTTTCAGTTCTTTTACATAAAGTAGTTAGTGCATTATTCTTATAATCAGCTCCCATTTTTGTCCACCATTGAGTACAATTAGGATTTTCAGTAGCATTATACATATTTCTGTTACAATAATCAGCAAAAAACCAATCTCTTGTAGCAGCATTTGAATTTGGACAAAGACCTCGTTTAGTAATGACAGTTTTATTTTTTTCCTTACTTTTAGAGTTTATAAAATCTGCTAATCTAGAATTTGATTGTAATCCAGCATAGCATTTTGCTTTATCTTCATCATCAGTCAGATAAACCTTAGTACATCCAAGATAATATCTATCTTTTTCTCCATCACATCTCGAGTCGGTAGCATCTACATATCCCATATTTTTCATAAACGCGGCATTTTTTAGCCATTTACCATTTAACCATGCACCATCATTTCCTACATGTCTATATCCTTGTGGACATGTAAATTTTTGAATAGCATCTCTTCTTTCTCGTAAATTTTTAAAATCTATAATTTTATCAGCTTTCTTACAATCATCTGCTGTATCATGACACATCATTGCACCGCTATTATCAAACCCTCCACAAAGCATAGTGTTTGGTATAGAATAATCACCTTCATTATAATATGCTGACATTATATATATTATTACAAACTTATAAAATTCGGGAATATATTATTATAAAATTCGGGAATATATTATTATAAAATTCGGGAATATATTATTATAAAATTCGGGAATATATTATTATAAAATTCGGGAATATATTATTATAAAA